GCGGGGGGGCCGCCTCGCCCCCCGCCGCCCGGCGCGGCCGGCGCCCGCCCGCCCCCCCCCCCCCCCCCCCCCCCCCCCCCCCCCCCCCCCACGACTCTGTCCGTTGTACTTAGGCCGGACCGTTGCCGTAGAATGGGGCTTCGCTGGCATAAGACGGCTGGCCGTCGATGCCCGGCTCGTCCAGGTTATCCTGCTCGTCCAGGTTATCCTCCAGCAACGCCTTCGCAGCGAGCACCTCCTTGACAGCACCCTTCACGACCATGCCGAGGCCCATGCGGACCTCTTCGGACTTGAAGGCAGCAGCGCCCACGGCGACGGTGAGAACCAAGAGCGTCTTCAGCACAGTGTCTCCTCATAGTACGGTTACCCAAGTTTTCCTGGGGACGATGCGCGGTAGGCCGCTTCCCACAGCCTCGCCTACCGCGCACCCGCTCTCGGCCTAACCCCGTGGCCAGGTCACTCGCTGGCCAGCGCCGAGTCGCTGCTTGCTACTCTCCGTGCGGGTCGGCATGGAGAGGGTGATCGATGCCGGACTCGCCGACACGCGGCGGCTCGAGCGACGATCCGCCCAGCTCCGGGTTGCCGTCGATGTAGCCGTCGGCTTCGCCGGGAAGGCCGACGGCGGCATCGTGGGCAACGAGGGCAGAGGCGTCTTCGTCTTCGTTCGAATCTTCGTCCTCGTCTTCGTCTTGTCCGTCGTCTTCGTCGTCGTCTTCGTCCTCGTCTTCATCATCCTCATCTTCGTCGTCCTCGTCGTCGAGTTCGATGTCATCGAAGATGCCTTGGTCTTCGATGAAGTCGCCGACGTCCGACATGATGTCGGCGGTAAGGCCGCCGTCGGCGATGCTCGAGAGGTCCAGGTCTTCGTACTCCCAGTTCTCGGACTTCTTGGTGCCGTCCGGCAGGGTGACGATGATCTCGACGTTGATACTGGGATCGGACTTCAGCGTTTCGATGGGTGCGAACAGGCCTTCGGGGTCTTTTGCCAGTTCGGCATCGATGACGAGCCGAGCTTCGTCAGCCTCGTGCTGCCCGACAGCGTCCACAACTTCTTCACTCACTGTGCAGTCCTTTCGTAGGGATTCTATGATTCGTGGTACGACGTAGCCTTTTCTTGAAGCTGGCACGCTGGCGACGTCTCGGCATGCCCGCCAGAAACAGGACGAACAGGATCAGGAGAACGTAGGGCTTCATCGCCTGTGTCGCGTTGTCGCCATCCAGCTGCAGCAGTCCCCTTGCGGTGATCGCTGCAGCCAGAATGACGGCCGCCGGCTTCTGTAGTCTCTTAACTATCCGCCAAAACCTCTTCGTCGGAGCCACGGGCGCCCGCAAGGGCAGCCAGATGGGCCCTAGTGGTCCCGTGATCCAGCGGCCCCCGTGGCTCCCATGGTCCTTGCACGTCTGGCCGGAACTTAGGCCACACGTAGTCCAGTTCGTCGGAATCATTGGGCCAGAACCTCCGATAGTGCTCGGGGTCCATTCGCAACAGGTTGGACCGATGGCTGAGGTGAAACCCCTCAACACCGAGCCAGTAGGGTTTCAGGCTAAGCCGATTCTTGACGCGATCATGCTTGAGCGCATCGGTGAACAGTTCCACGAGTCGAAGGCCGACGCCGTCCTTGTAACCGCGCGCCTCGTACTCCTTGCAGATGGTCATGCCGTAACGGAACAGCTCGCCCTCGTAGCCACGCCACATCACCACGGCTGGGTGATTGGACAGGTCGCGACCGAGGCTCGACGTACCGAGCAGCGTGCTCAGAATGCCGAGTGCCTCGGTCCGCTGCCTGTCGAGGCGCTTCAGGTCAAGCGTCTTGGCCGACTCGGCGAAGTCAGGGACCGCCAGGAATGTCTGCATCCGTCTCCTCCTTCTCTGGCTCCGTCTTGGGATAATCGATGTTGACTACTAGGCCATTGCACAGGTCGACCGTAGCCCGACCTGTCATCACCACCTGTGCGAGAGCGTCGGCGATGATGTCCTCGTGATCACGCGTCATCGCCAGTGCCTCCGTTCAGTGAAAACAGTACGGTACAGAGCGGCCTGCTTGGACTTCCAGTTCTTGTGGGTACTGAGCCATCGCTCATAGTGATAGACCACAGAAATACATGCCGCCTGGCTGTATGTATGGGCGTGCATCGCTGGCTCGGCGACATCGAAGATCAGCTGGACGCGCCAGTGCCTACCGTCGCCGTCGGGTACTGGGTCCTTGAATATCCGCCAGCGCCAGTTGCGCTTTTTCTGCTTGGGCATAGCTAGTCGCCCGCCTTCTGTAGGTCTTCGACCTTCTTCAGCAGCAGGGCAACGGTGGCGGTAGCGTTGCAGTAGCCGAGCATGTAGCTGGTCTCGTCGATCGTCGCAGCGGACGGTCCGACGAAGTCCAGGTTCGGCTGGCTGTTCATCGCCATGATCGCCTTGACCTGGGCGCGCGCGAGGATGTACCGCTGGTACTTGATACGGTTAAGCCTCGGCCCAGCCGCAAAGCCGACGACGTTCAGTATCAGGATACTCACGAGGAACAGCTCGGCATACCAGTATGGCTGGGCGATCCGAATCAGCCAGAGGACCCAGAATATCTCACTAGCGATAAGTATCGTGCCGGTGAGACTCCAGGCCTGACGCAGATCGTTCGCCAGTTCGGCGTCGGTCACGATCTTCTTGTTTTTGTTCTGTGTCATAGATACCTCCAGGGGTTTGATGACTTACGCTTCCCGAGCGGGACTCGAACCCGCACCTCCAGGCCGCCAGGGCTCTACTTGATCCCTGTCCGGTACAATCTCCTGGTGTTCTGCCTTTAAACTACCGGGAAAACCTTACTTGACCAGCTCGAGCAGGTCGGCCGCGATCTGCAGCGGGTCCGTCTCGCTGTCGAACGAGACGACGCGGATGCGCTTGTTCGTCTCGGCGATCTTCTGGTATGAACGCAGCGCGTCGTCGTGCTCGGTGCCGTAGCCGACCAGTGCGATCACGACGAAGGTACGCGAGCTGGTCGCCCGCAGGGTCGCCTCGAACTGAGCAGCGTCGGTCAGCTCGCCGTCGGTCACGACGATGCCGAGAATGTTCGGCCGGTCGAGGTTCGGCCGGTCGCCGAACTCATCCGCATACGTCTCCTCGAGCAGGGCCCAGCCGGGCATGATGGCAGTGCCGCCGCCCCACTGAATCTTGTCCCACTTCTCTCGCCAGTTCCTACGCGCGAGGTCGCCGATATTGGTGGCGAAGCCACCAGCGAAGGTGATAGTCATAACACCGCCAGCGTCCTCGCCAGCGGCAGCCTCGTCGAGCGCCTGGCTGTCGAACGCCTCGAGCGCACCGACAAGCGCGCCGAGTGCTTCGCCGACCAGATCCTTGCGGGTGATGGCCGAGCCCTCGGCGATCGGGTAGCTCATGCTGCCAGTCGTGTCGAGCAGCAGCATCGGCTCCTTCTCGACCCCCTCGCCGATCAGCGGCTCCAGGTTGTTCACGCCACCGATACGGGCGGCGGGCAGCGCGGGCTCGGGGATGCGTGTGTCAGTCATGCAGTGTTACCTCTTCCAGGTTGGTTTCTAGCTCTTCACGAAGACGCGGGCCAGACCTTCGCCGTTGAAGGGTGACCCGCGTCTTCGCGTTACAGCATGCAGTACGGTATTACTCCTCCAGCTGACTCGCCTACCGGGGTAGGCGTCTGCGGGTCAGCTGCAGAGGTTGATGCCCTTGACGTCGCCAGCGGCGTTCGAGTTGGGCGGGTCCAGCGAGCCCCAGCTGGTCAGATCACTGTCGACCCACTGCTCACAGGTGTTCGGCGCCGTGTAGGTCCAGCCGCCGGTCACGAAGTGCTGATGTGACAGGTGCGTACCGGAGACGAAGAACTCGCCGCCCCAGCCGACGGTCGAAGGCACATCGCCGGTCAGCGTGGCATCGACGAGACCTGCGTCAGCGGCCGTGGTGGACGCGTAGAAGTCGATCGTGCCACCACCAGTCATGCTGCCAGCGACTCGACCGCTGATCGTTGCGCTGCTGTCGTTTGGAGCATGCGCGCCGACGTTCGTCAGGAACGAGCCACTGTCGTTGAGATCGAGCACGTAGCTGAAGCAGTGAGCGACCACACCGTCACAGTGACTCGCGGTCACCTCGCCGGTACGAGTCAGCGTCGCCGACCGAATGAAGGCGTCGGTTGCCCAGTTGGTGTTGTCCGTGCCCGAGTCGTCGCGATCCGAGACCGACGTGGAGGCAGTGAACACGACGACCGCCGAGGTGCCGGGAGTACCCGGGGCGCCAGTTGCCCCCGTGGCACCAATTGCGCCGGGAACACCCTGGATGCCCTGGATGCCCTGCTTGCCGGTCGCTCCCGCGAGGCCCTTCGGCGTGAAGGGGACGTAGCCGGTCGCGCACTTACTGCCGAGCGTGACATGCACGTCGAGGTTCGTGGTATTGACGCATTCCTGGTACACGTGACCGGCGAGCGGCTTGGCCGTGCCCGACGCGTACGCCTGGGTTGCGACCAGTCCGCCCACGATCAGTGCGACGGTCGCAGCACCGGCGAGGATGACTCGCCGACTGGGACGCTTGATGAAGTTCTTCAACTTCTGTCCTTTGGATAGATGTTCTGCTGCACTGGACAGTGCCGCGTGGTAGGCCCCGGACTCGAACCTGGATCTCCGCGATTATTGGACGCGGACGCTTTACTTAAGCTAGCCACCGCTGGCCGGATTACCCTTGGTTCCTAGGGCCGGTCAGATTCTTGCGCTACTTCTTTGGTGGTCACTGTGACCGTGGTGGTATCGCCCGACGCCTCGATGAGCGCGTCGAGCGTATCTTTAACGTCGATCCATCTGGACAGCTCCTCTCCCTCGAGTTGCGGGATCACGCTGGTCAATGCGTAGGCGAGCGTCTCGACGATCTCCTTCTTGGAACCGAAGGCGTCGGCCGTAAACTTCATCACCGGCTCGTTCAGCTCGTCCAGCTCCCACTGGATAAGAACGAACGGGGTCATGCCGAGGAGGTGCTGGGTCAACTTGATCTTGCGTTCCATTGTCACCTTCCAGGGGTTTGATGACTTGCGGGGACCAGGTCAGGATCGAACTGACATCTCTCGACAGGTACTGCAGGCCGGATATTACTGTGCAGAGCGACAAACAACAACAGAAGGAGTCGTGCAGAGTGGCCTACCTGTCTAGCGAGCGTGTTACCATTTCTACTACTGGTCCCGTGGCTGGACTCGACTACCGGCGCGATGCGAGTGCGCGTCTAGTCGAGTCCAGCACCCACATCGACCTGTGCCTGCAGGTCAGGGTCGAGAAGTGGGATGGCGAGATTTTGGAAGATCACGTTAATCTCGATTGTTCTCGCCCGGCCCGATGTAAGCCCACGAGGGAGCTAGCACCGGGGTATATCGTGGTCCCGCCAGGACTTGAACCTGGACACGCGCTCAGCGCGCTCAGCGCCGCTCTCCATTGAGACGTATGGGACCGCTAGCTGATCTCCTACTTACTCTTGGTGTAGGTGTAGATGGAAACCGTCACCGGCGACTCGATCACGAGTGGCTCGGTACTGTCGCTTTCCGCCCACGCGACGACTTTGGCGTTCCGATCCTCAAAGTCGTCCGTGCGGATCAGGTCGGCTTTCAATGCCTCGACATCCGACCATGAATGCATACTGTCCGGATAGTGGTCGACCGTTCGCTTGATGTACAAGTGAATCTGGCTCATACCCTTGTCGCCCCTCTTTCATTTAGCTGATCTAATCTATCCTAGATTCATCTTGTGGCGAACGACAGTGAAGGTGCCCGTGTTAGTTCCGGCGTGTCGCCCGTACATATTAACGTCGTACTGGTTGGCGTGGTGGGCCAGGTCATCCAGCGTACGTGGGAACTCCACTGGGGCCACCACGGGGGCCAGTGGGCCACGCACACCGTCGATAGGCGGCTCCTCGACGGTCCGACCGGTCGCTAGGATGACCCGTATCGCAGCAGCAGCTATGCCAACGACCATCAGGGCCGCGATGAGCACCAGCAGGGCAGAAGCGTGGTTCGGATCGTTCGGATACTGAGCACTCGCGGTGATGAAGTCCACGGTGCACCTCCTGACTGTGAGATTAAGGTAGACCGGGCTGGCAGGACTATCAGACGCGAGTCGTACCGCAGCGAACCTCGCCGCACAGGCTTATGAGGCCTGTACTGTCTTCAATTGTTAGCCAGCCCGGCCAGATAGCTCTGGCCGACTGTACACCTTTCTGGCGGCAACCAGTGTAGGCTTTCAGCCGTTCGCACTTGCCGGTACTTGATCTCTACCTCGGGACACCTCGGCTAACAACCGAGAACCTCTGGCACTAGACCCAATCCCAGAACTATCCGAGAGTTGGCACTGATCCACGATGGCGCGACTGAACGTCATCACGGCTCAGTATCGCGAGCCCTCACCCAACCCCTCGAAGATGAGGGACGCGGCGCACGCTCGCCCACCAGTGCCAACTCTCGCATAGTTCTGTAGTTGCTACTTCCCGTGCCAGTAGATGGGATCTAACCACCGACCACTGTTCGCAGTTCTCGATATGAGTCGTCCCGGTAACGAGGTGCACTCCCCTTTAAATCCTCCGTAGTCAACAACTCGGCAGGGCTAGGGGCACGTTGCCTTGACAACCAGGTGATCGATCTCTGTTCTCAAACAGCCGCTCTGTACATTGTCCGGAGTTTGCTTCCGGCTCCTCGGGCGCATGCTGGCTTGCATTATTTAGGCGCCCCTCGTGCTTGGTCCGGCCAGGGGCAGTACACCTTCCCAGGTTCCACCAGGATGTGCACAGGCTCATCAGTCAGCCACCGAGAACAGCCCCGGGTTTCCGCAGCCGGACGCAATGCCGCGCTTGGGGACTACCGTGCTGTACCAGCTTAACATTTCAGGTGTCTAGGTTCAGGCCACCTGGGAACTGTAATGCATTACGTCGTCCCGCTGGGACTCGAACCCAGACCCTCCTGTTGCAACAGGTCGCTCTGCCAAAGAGCCTCGGGACGTGACGTTCCCGGTTCTGCAGAGTCTTTGCGGGAACGGGCAACGAGTTTAACACCAAGGCCACGCATGACCCAGGATAAGGTCTCGTGTGCCATGAGACCTTGCTCTCCCTCAGGGACTCGAACCCCAATCTCAGCGCCCAGAACGCCGCGTCCTGCCAATTGAACGAAAGGAGAAAACCTATTACCACTGACCCCTGACGGGGTTGCCGATCAGTTGCCAGATGACTTCTCGTCGAGAAGGATGGACCCTCTGGACACTAGAGACCCTCTGTCTGTTCTTTGTTGTTCAGTTCCCTGCAGACCTCGCTAGCGTCTGACTTTCGGACGTGCGCATCGTCTACCGACATCTTCAACTTCGTGTCGTAAGGAACCCAGCGTTTCTCGCCTCGCCTGCGACCGTTGATCTCGCGAACTACGTAGCGAGCAGCCATTACGGGCCCTCCGATCCTTCGACCGGCAACTGCATCCCCAGACGCTTCAGGAATACCTTAGCCACCTTGTCATCCTCGATGGCCAGCTCCTTGACTACCGACCGACTCGGACAGTAATCCTTGTGGTCGCCACGTTCAGCGCCACAATCAGCGCATCGCGAGACAGCCATTACGGCCGACCAGGCTTCTCGAGGACAGGGGCCGGAATCGCTTCCAGCTCCTTGTCCGTCATGTCCAGCAGGTCACCAGCGTGCTCCAGAGCCGCATCCAGCTCGACACTATCGTCGAGAACGGGTGGCGTGATCACGTTCGGCAGCCGAACGGCCAGGAAGTGGTCATCCGTGTAGCTGTCAATCTGGAACTCGTCGACGATGTCATAAAACACACACTCGCGCAGCGCATCGGTAAGGAAGATGGCCCAGCGCTTCAGGCTGGTGGGCTTGACCTCGATCAAGATACCGGCTCCCGTCAGCGCTTCGACGGTGTACTCGCTCACACCATGCGCTCCCATTCTCCAGGCACCTCCTCGATGCGCGTCACGTGCAGGAAGTCCGTGAACGAGGCCGCCACCTCTTCGATAGTGGTACCGAGCGGACGGCTGGCCAGCACCGTGTGGTGCTTGCCCTCTACGTCCGTACAGTTGACCTCGAGCGTGGCCGGACACGGCCCAGTCATCTTCGGCGTACCCGGTGCCACTTTCGGCCGGGAGTCGAACTTGACTGTGACTAAGAAAAGCTTTTGCCTTTCTCCTACTTCGACAAGCATTTTACCCGCCTTCTCATCTTCCAGGATTGAAGGGTGGTGTCCAGCCGTGGTGGTTTTCTCCCCACAGCGTGGCCTTTCGGCTTCCACCTGGTCCCACGAGGAACCACGGCCGGACACCCTGAACGCTACTAGCCTCGTGGCCCTAGAACGTCCGTAGACCCAAGATCAGCGCGTCAGCGAAAGGCGGGTAACGCGCCGCACTGATCTTGGGTCTACGCACACGCTAGAGTGCGTAGGCGACTAACTAGGCTCGACTACCAGGCCAGGTGATCCCACCGCTCCTAAGATGGCGCGTTGCACGCATCGTTGGCAGTGACTGGCCTGGTAATCGATCGTTGCGGGTAGGGGACTTGAACCCCTGACCTCTGGGATATGAGCCCAGCGCGCTACCAACTGCGCCAACCCGCTATGTCCCAGGGTGTCAGTCAATGCCAGTCAACTGACACCCTGGGGGTCTACTAACTTACCTTGCGTGCACCGTTGCGCCCGTCAACCTTGGCGTACTCGATGCCGGGCGTGCCCGTGCGCCGAGGGTGCGTGCCGTACAGGTACGACAGGATAGCGCCATCATCATCGTATCCCTCGGGATACACGGTCGAGTGGTACGCCGCTATCTCGGCGATCGGAGCGCCACTACCGACGGGCATATCCGCGAAGAACTCACGGATATGCTTGGCGATCGGTGACGTCCTGCGCAGCTGGTGGAGCCACATACTGACCTGGTCGAAGGTGTACGTCGTAGACACGACTTCCCACTGCATGAAACTGACGTGATCTTCGACCGTCCAGTCAGGATGGATCAGCCAGGACTGCTTGACCAACTCGAAGGCGGTCAGCGGGCCTTGACTATCAGTCATGACCCCTCCTCGATGTGCATCTTTTCGTTCAGGCAGATACCACTCGGAGGCAGCACCTTCTGGCACATGACAACGCCACCAGCCGACCGCTTCACCATGGCTTCGCATAGCTCGGCGGATACTGCCTCGCTAGGGCGCTCCTCGTAGAAGTGGCATGTCTTCGCGTGCGGCTTGTCCAACCAGGTCTTGCAGCAGGCCTTGGACGTCGACTCGGTGAGCATCGGACCAGGGCGCTCCGCGTCGGGACTAGGCGCGTCAGGACTAGGCATGCGCGGCGTCCAGACCATGAAGCAGGTACGCGGTCCGTTCTCCGCCTCGATCTTCTCACGGATAGCCTCACCCTCGGCCAGACTAACCGTGATGAAGCCCTCGAAGCGCCACGCGCCCCCGACGTATGCGAACAGCGCGCGTTGACTAGCCACGGTTGGCTCCCCTGCCGGCAACGTCGGAAAACGCCACCACGGGCCCGTTAGCCCGTCCAGCGGGCCCTACGGGAATCGGTACGGCCTGCCCGATGCACGCGACTAGGCGCCCGTGCTGGGTGACCGATGACCAGCCGTAGTTGCACGACTGACCGTCGCCCGACAGGCCCGACGTCGGATCGTACGACTGGACCACGGGCGCGGGGGCCACATCGGGCGGCATCGAGCCGTGCGCGGCGTCGCCCGCCGTAGCCAGTGCTAGGCCAGCGCCGATTAGACCGCCCAGCGCTACGGTGAGCGCTGCCACGGTCGCGGCACGGTTGCGGGTACGGGTCATGCGTGAGACCTCCTTGGGGTTGAGCCGGTCGATGATGGGTCGACCGTTCGCTGGATGGCGCTAGATCAGGGTACCGACACGGAGCTTCTACCCGCCACGATTAGCGCTGGGCGATTTCACGAACCGATACCCTGGTCTAGTGCCACCCACCACGCTGCGCGGCTCCTAGGGCTATCCTAGGGGCCGCGCGGCGTGGCTGGGTGATCGTGCCGTGCGGTAGATCAGGCGGCCTTGCGGGCACCCTTGCGACCCTCAACCTCGACGGCCGCGATGCCGGGCAGCTTCGCGCTGACATCCTTCGGGCCGTCCGCGTTGAACAGCGCCGCGCTGATCGCACCCTGGCTGGCGTTGCCCTCCGGGTACTCCTCCGACTTGAACGCCCGGATTTCGGAGATCTTGGCGAAGTGACCGGCGGGCTGCGTGGCCATGAACTCGGCGATGTGCTTGGTGATGGACCGCTTCGGACCGTCGTATGCCGGACCTCCGGCCGCTGCACGCGGCGCCTTGGTACCGTCGGCCTTCGGCGCCTTCGCGGCACGGGTCACGTTGCCCCGCGCCAGGTTCGCGGCACGGACCACGATCGCCGACACCTGCGGCGCGACCGGCTGCGGGTTGACCAGCTCCATGTCGTTGGCACCCTCGACCTGCACCGTGGCGGCCTTGTCCTCGTCGGACAGCGCGTCCCAGGTCGCCTTCGCGGCCAGGTACTCGAGGTACGCGGGAACGTCGGACTCGGCCAGCTTCAGGCCGAGCGCCTGGACCTGCACCTGCCAGTCGGCCGGCAGGCCCTCGGGCTGAACCAGGAACGTCGGCCCCAGGTACAGGGCCGTCGCGGCGTCGATGAAGGCCGCCTTCAGGTCGACCGGCTCCTTGATGGCCGTCTGCTTGTGGGTGACGACACCCTCGAGCGCCTTCTTGATCAGGCTGAAGGATCGGGCCGTGATGGCGTCCATACGCTCGGCCAGCGCTTCGACCATCTGCTCGGCGAGCCACGCGATGACGGCCTTTTTGACCGTCGTATTGGGCAGCTCCGCGTAGAACTCGGTAACCGCCGTGAGCGCTTCGGTGGTCAGGGCTCCGTTGGCCTTGTCGGCGGTCTTGATCGCACCCTCGTCGGCCGTGACGAACTCGCCGAACTTCTTGACCTCGTCGGCCGTGATGACCTTCGGCTTCTCCGGCTCGGGCTGCTGGTCCGTCGCCTCGGCGACGTCGGTACCCTCGACGACGGATGCCTCGGTACCCTCGGCGCTTACGGCTTCGGTACCCTCGACGACGGGCGCCTCGGTGCTGGTGACCTCGGTGGCCACGGTCTCGCTGGTAGTACTCGGATCGACGGGTGCCTCGGGGGCCGTCTCGTCAACCGCGTCACGCTGTGCCATGGTGCACTCCTCGGGTAAGTCAGGCGGCTGGGCGCCGCGCTCGATGACTAGCAGACGGTAGCTTACGCAGGGGTTGCGTGTCAACAGCCGATGTAGCTGCAGTTTCCGTCGGATAACTACCGTCACCCGACTAGCTCGCCTACGCCCGCTACAACGGGTGTCCGGCGTCTAGGTAACGGCTGGTGCCAGAACAATTTCTAGCGGGCCCTAGACCGTGCTAGCCGTCCTGTAGGGCCGTGACCGCGTACCCGTACGGATACTAGGTCGGACGCTGATAGGCCGTCACGCGTGAATCTAGGGTGTCTAGCGGGTGCCCGTGGATCGTGCCTAGCGGACGGTCGGGCACGGGCACCCGCCGAGCTGGCTAGCCTAGCCACCCTACCTCCGACCCCCAGCCACGCGTACGAGGTACGAATGACTAGCGGGTGCGTACTGATAGGGCTAGTTCCCAGGCTCCCTACGGTGGGAGCGTACGGGCCCGATGTGGCTGGACCCCTGGGTACCCGCTAGGCGACACCGCACGACGTGCCTCGGTGTTGGCTAGCAAGTTCGGGTGTAGCTGGTTGAATGGATCACGTTACGGCACAACGTCGCTAGTGTCTACTAGGACACGCACGATTGGCACGATGTGACCTACGTCACACTAACTAGCCGTTATCGGCTACGTGCCGTACCTCTAGCGCGAGCATGTCCAAGATCGCCTGGCGCATGCCCTTCGTTACCTTTCCGTGATAGCCCATTGCCCGTACCGCAGCCCTGACCGCTTCGTCCGCGTCAGATGGCTGTTTAGTCACCTTGACACGACTAACGGGCAGGGGCCTGTCGCCCATCTCAACCGTTCGGATGACCAGGCCATAGGTCTGACCATTAGCCTCGATCACCTGGGCGGCATCGTAGTACACGCTACCGGTCTCCCCGTAGGTAACTCCGATGATGTTTGGCGTACTGGCGTTCGGCGTACCGGACACGCTACCGGGCTGCTCCACGGGCGCGCTGGCCGTCATAGGTGACGTTGCGCCCGTGCAGAAACCGTTGGCGTCATGCCGGTCTACCAATTTCTGACCGTACCGGTCACGCGTTGTGACTGGTGCACGGTCGGACGGGTCGAAGGCCGCGACGCCATCTTTTACAGGATGTAGTCTCATGTTTCCGCCTTTTCTAGACAGCTGACTAATCCATCCATTCTAATCATCTGTGGTGCGTACGGGTGCAGGTAGTACCTAGTACTTTCGGTTAAATCTTGCTAGCGCATATCGGGCCGATACCCTCGGCGATCGATGTCTCATCGGTCAGCGTGCGACCACATCGGACACACACACCGTAGAGCGCGCCGTAGGTACGAGCCTCGTCCACCGTCATGCGCCAGTCCAGTTTGATCTTGCGGACCATGCCGGGCGCCATCTGGAACTCGGCACTACCCGGACCGTGCACTACTAGCGACTTGGCGTATAGATGGCCAGACCCGTGCACCGCTTTTTGTACCTTGTAGATCGAGCCGTTACGCGGATCGCGGTACATCCCCGCGTGCTCGTCCAGGTGTGGGTACGTCGATGTTTCACGTGAAACATGCGACTCGGTCCGAACCGCTGCCCCGACCGTGTCCCACGAGGGCCCGCTAGTGCCAACCAGCGCCATCGTGCGGGCTGGAATGGTAACGGCCCTAGCTGACCCACCACACCCGCTATAGACGGCTTCACGGGCCGGTACAACGGGCTGACGGGTCGGGCTGGCGCATGTCCGCACGTGACTGACCGTCACATCACGTGACTGACAGTGACCGCACTTCATGATGCCTCCTCGTCGGGGTCGACTAGCGGGCCGGTACCGTCGAACACTTCCGCTGCCTCCATGATCGCAGCAGCCCTAGCGATACGGGCAGCTTCGATCTTGATACGACGGACGCGGCGCCGGTAGGTGAGCCATAGAACGATGCCGATAAGTAGGTACGCACCCAGCTCGCCTGCCGGCGACCCGCTGGACCCGTTCACAGGTGACCCTGCACGAAGTGGCCGTGCCTACGGTTAGCCTCGTACCAGGGCGTTTCGGTGTCCGGACCGGGGCCCTCGTGCAACATCGTCCGCGTGAACACAATCGGGTTACCGAGTGTTTCACGTGAAACAATGCCGTGCGCGTCGTTCCAGTCGGCCGCAAAGCACGTATTGAACGTGGATTGACGACCGTCGTTCCAGTGGGCGCCATGGCTCATGAGCCAGTCGTCCACTTGTTGCGACTGCAAGTAATCTTCACGATCTAGCATGTCCGAGCCGCCTTTTGTTGATCTTGTGGAGATAGGGCCACGCCCGTACACACTACAGATGATTAGAATGGATGGAATTGTCAGTCATATCAGGGCACCGAGCGCCTAGGTAGGGCTAGGTCTAGCGGTCTAGCAGGGTGGGACTAGGCGCGATACGGACCGGTCTCGATGGCGATACGGTTGCGCTCGTTGAGCGCCTTGCGCATGTCATCGATAGATTCGGCTCCATCGTCACCGATGTGAGCCTCGTCGTCGGCCGAGTGGATCGCCCGGTACACCTGCAGGGCACGGGCCCCAGCCATATCGGCCGACGCGCCCTCGGCGCGTGCCGCACGGTAAGCCTGCATTGGCTCACTGGTCGGATCGAGCGCCGCACTATCGGCCGTCAGCAGGAACTCCTTCAGACCGAAGTCGTCGGTCATTCCGACCGCGACGCCCGGCCCACAGTCGCACGTGACTACCGGGTTGCTATCCGGACCGGCCGGACCAGCCACGATGTGCACATCCGCCTGGTTACGCGGGGCGGTCCGACGTCGGTCATTCTCGATGATGCTACGGCTGATCATGGAGCGAACCGCGATAGCGGTCATGAAGGTATCGTTGTTCGTTTTGATCTTGTGGTCAGCGTTCCACGTTTCGGCGCACATCAAACAGATCGTTTGCGCTACCTCGTTGTCGGCCTTCGGCCCACAGCAGGTGCATGTTTCACGTGAAACATACAAGATCGATGACCATTCGCGGCCGTAGTCGCCGCGAAGTTTGATCTTCAACTCGCCGAGCACGTGAAGCGTGTAACGCATATCGTTATTTTCGGGCATGAAGGGCTCCTAGTGGGCATCCAAAAACGTGAAAGATGAACTAGGGGCCCGATGCCCTGGTATGACTGACAATTCCATATATTCCGCATTGAGTCATAGATGCGCCCGGTATGGGGCACTACAGGTAAAAGTGGGTGAAGATCTTCATGGCGCCTGTGTAGCGGGCCCGCGCCGCAGCATCGTCGGGGATACGCAGCTCGACTACGTGCAGCCCCTCGGTCGCGCGACCTTCGAACCGGTCGCCCGTGCCAGCCGTACCCGTGCCTACCGCGACGTATAGCTCGACCAGCGTGCCACCGAGGTTCCAGTAGACGCGGGGCAGCGTGGTGATGTCGCCATCCGTCCGACGACGTCCGGGCTCGTTCCAGTCACTGAACGTGCTGGCCACGCCGAACAGCGCTTCGCGGCTGACGTAGTCACCACGAGTCACGACGAAGATCATGTCGCTAGGGTGGCTTTCCGCGTGTGCAAGATCGATCATAATATCCGCCTTTTGGTCTAACTGATCATGAGATGTTTCACGTGAAACCAAACATCCAGACCGGGCGCATTTATGACTCAATGCGAAATTGACGATGTCTGGTTTGGGTCATCTAGGCCGAAAGACGTATGAATCGGACTCTACTACCGAACAACCACTAGGCGCCTACGGGCGCCAGAACGGCCATAGCGGGCTGGTACGGTGCAACGTAGGTCATGAGCAGCGCGCATTCCAGCTCATCCATCTCATAGCCGTACGCGATAACGGACACAAAGTCCTCAAAGTGATAAAACGAAGAAACCTCCATGAAGCGGACAAGCACGAAACCACTAACGCGCTGAATCCACTGGAGCGAGTCGGTCTTGCGCATGTCGGAAAAGGTCCCGACGCGCACGGCATCGCTCAATTTGTCTGTCTCAAACATGGTAAATCCGCCTTTAGGTCAGCTTTCGGCCTAGATGACTCAAACCAGACACATTTGGTTACGTCCATATCACGGGCCGTTTTGATCTCGCCTGCCTACGCCCGAACCAGCGCGGCGTAGTCGGACGCCGCTACCAGCGCCCGGTAGTGGGCCCATACGCCCGGAAAGTCTAGGTCGAGCGCGCGTGCACAATCGTTGACCATCTGCGCGCCGATTGGCTCGTAGTTGCCAGCGCAAACGTCATATTCGCGGGCCAGCCGACTAGCGATGGTGCGAGCCGTTTTCGTCATGATCAGGCTCCGATCAGGTACTTGATCAAGTCGGCGTAGTCGTTGCGCAACGCCCGCAGTACGGACAACGCGCCACCGAGCGCCAACTGGGCGCCCGAGTTATACGGCATAGCAAACAGTTTCTCCAGGTTCGCCTCGTCGGCGAACGTCTGGCTGATCATGGTGCGGAGGTCATCGACGTCGATCTCGTCGAACGAGTCCGACGACGTGTCGATGCCCTTACTAGCGAGGAACGCGTGCGTTTCCGCGTGAAAATCACGGTGAGTCATAACGCCCAAAACACTCATAACAGCCGCCTTTTAGTTGATCTCGATGTTTCACGTGAAACCAGAAACCATGAAACGTACGAGGATCAAAACGGCCCGTCATAAGGACGTAACCAAAGTCATCGTCAGGTGACCAGCCCGTCTACGGGCTAAACCATGGCTGAGGCATGTCGGATATCCCGGACACATAGGTCTACGAGATCACGCAACGGGCGCTAGCTAGCGCCATGGTTGGTCAGAGTGGTGCCCATTAGTAACCAGGCACATTCAGATGTCAACGAACAACTAGCCCGGGGCCCGCATGCGCTAGGTTGCGCCTGGCCCCTGGCCCGTCCCCTACCCCGTACCGTTTTTCGTTCCGTCTTTGGCGCTACGCCAATCCTAGTGCCTAGGACACGCATATGCACGCTAGAACGGCTGTCGAACGGCTAGACAAAAAAGACTTCTGGTCAGCCCTGGCCAACCGTTCGGAGGATCAACCTTTCGGCCAGCGTCCTAGTGTCCTAGGATGCCCAGCCGGGTCACCTTCCTAGTGTCCTAGGATGCCCAGGTGCCCTAGATCTTTGGGGGATGCGACGCATCCTAGGAAGCTAGGACAGCTCGCCTACGGGCGATGAGGTATCGGCCAGATGGGTGATTGTCAAGGGTTTTTCGGCCACATTCGGTGGCCTACTGGATCACCGTAGGCGCTACGCGGACCGATACGGACAAATGATCACATCGGTTGACCAGCGGAAACGCGCTAGGATCGATCGTGCCGCGAGAAATCGCCTAGGTCGGTGTGGTTATAACCAGGCGCTAGAACGCCCGTCGGTGGCGACGCTAGGGGGTCTAGATGGGCCATTGGCGGATGACGTCGGACGGCCGGGCGTAGATCAACTAGCGGAATGACCGAACGGCTCGGCTACCCAACCGCTAGGGCTGGATGTCAGACCGTTCGGTGGATTGCCCGGCGTTTCTGGTTGACAGATGGGCTAGGTTGTGGGTGTGGTACGACTGTTAGGAAGGTTGGCTGTACGGTAAGGTTTGTTAACAGTGATCATGGATGACTGTTAACAAGGTTTGCTATTGAAGAAGGTTTGTTAACAGTTAGATGTTTGCCGCGATGATAGTTGCTGATGCAATTGTAAAGAAGGTTTGCGTTACTGTAAAGAGTCTTAACAGTGCTGGTGGTGGGCATCCTAGCCTCCTAGCTTCCTAGGATGGTTGGGTATGGGCAACTGTAAAGGTTGTTTACCATTGGGTTAGGTTTCTTTACAGTTGCTTGGATGGCAATTGTAAAGGTTGTTTACCGGACTGTTAACTTTCTTTTTAGTTTGTGTCACGTACTACTGGTTTGACTGGCCGCTGTGCCAATGGTCTGACTGTCTAATGGTCTAATGGTAGGACCATTAGACAGTCATGCAGATGGTCCGTTGGAAAGGTCTTACCACCAGACGGTATGGTGGATGTGAACTAGTCTCGCGCCAAGACTAGACCAAGATCAACTAGCCCTACGCGACCACACGAAGATGATCTTTGACGTTTCACGTGAAACGTCTCGCATAGCACACCTGTACGATGGCTGGTCATGCTAATGGTCATACCTTTGGACCATCTGATGGTCTAGATCACCGATAGTGCACACTATCGGTGATGATATCACGACATAACGGACAGTCCGATGTAGACCTGTCCAATGTGGAACAGGGTCATCTCGTGCATATCGGACTGGCCAATGGTACAGATCGGGGTATAACGGACAGTCCGATGTAGACCTGTCCAATGTGGACTCGGGCATCTGTGCCATATCGGACTGACCAATGGTACAGATCGGTGCAAAACGGACAGTCCGATGTGGACTTGTCCACATTAGAATCGGGGCAAAACGGACAAATTATCGGGGCATACCGGACAAAAAATGACAAACCGGGCACGAAATCGGGCCTCTCTTGCCTCGCGCAACACACACCAAGTTTTTCTGAAAGCATGATCATCTAGAAAGATATAGCCAGTTGTATAGACCCTCGCCTACACCCCCCATCTTAGGGTCTTCAGATGGTTCATTATCTATAATATATATATATATAAGTAAGTAGGAGTTAGTAGTAGTAGTAGTATGAGCATGATCATATGGCGTTTGACCTGCGAAAACGCAATGAGGAGAATTAGGGGAATTAGGAGCTAGGCGTATACCGTGATCAAAGTCTTCGTATAAGGACTCGGATGACTACACACGGTAACCGTAGGGGAGAAATTTAGTACTTGATGTTTCTTGATACCTGTATGGCCCTACGGGTATAGACGGTACGGCTCCGCATTTTACGCACTCCTCTATGCATAACCGCAGGTCAAACGTGCTCCTTTATGTTTTGGGGAGCCGCTCCGAATAACCGATTTATAGATCAACTAGCCAAAGTAATTCGTAGTAAATAAGTAGGAGCCGATTTACTCCGCATTATTGCCCGTGACAGAGAGTAATGCGGAGCACGAAAAAGATTCGTGCTCCGCATTATTTTGCTCCGCATTACCGCTAGTTGATCTACCGCCCAGGGCCGAGGTAGCAAATCGTCTCGAAGGAAATCCGGCCGTCCAGCTCTAGGCATTTCAGAATTGCCAGGCGCTTGTCAGTGCCTCGACACTGGAACGGTCCCCAGCCGGGCGAGTTGACGGCTGCGAGGTACGTCTCGGTCAACGCCGCGAAGATGATCTCGTGGAGCAGCTCCTGGTGAACCCGAGGACCCTTGTAGGCCCCGTGCGGGATGTGCCAGCCTTGCTTCAAGAAGAGATCCGTCGCCACGTCCGCCGCCTTGTGCAGCATGTCGAACTCGTTGATGTCGTTCTCTTCGTCCTCGATCAGTTCAGTTCTGATCTTCTTGGGCATGTCATTCTCCCTGCTTAGTCTGGCTCGATAAGATAGTAGTACTTAGTTCGCTGGCCACGCTTGCCGCCGCCGTCGATCCCCTTGATGATGCCGGCGATCTCGAGACCCTTGAGTGCCTTGTTGACGGATTCAATGGTCCATTTCTTCTTCTTAAACTCGCGTCCGAGTGCGGCGACGGTTGGGCCGTGGTGCTCCTTGGTCGGTTCCTTCTCTCTGGACAGCAGCTCCAGCGCCCCGATCCGACGGACGAGCCACTCGTCCATGTCGTTCGCGTCCGCGACGAAGACGTTCTCGGAGATGGTCTGACTTGTCGGCACGATGTACGTGGTCATCTGTCTGGCCATCTGTACATGGTGTGGCAGCACATACTCAGAACGCTCGTTGATTGCAAAGATGAGACAGAACTTTTTGAAGTATAGGTCGATACGCTTTAGTAGCGCACGCCGGTCAGCGTCCTTGATCGGTTTGAGATATTCTTTATAGATCTTGTTATACAGAGCTTCTGCGTCAGGGTTCCAGAGGATTGGCTTCGATCGCCCCGTGCCGTGGCAGAAGGACTTCACCTCTCGCAGGGCAGCGGTATACCCATCGCTGTCGATGACAGCTCGATTGATTCCAACCTGCTCCTTCTCTGTTCCGCTGATCATAATGAAGCGGTTCATGAAGCCGGACGCGGCGTCTTCCCGCGTAAACAGGGAAGACAGCATATCCGTCTGTACTGTCGAGATGACGCATCCGAAAGCGTTCCGGGCAATCACCTTGCCTCCAGCGGAGCGGCTCCCGTAGCCGAGGTATTCGTCCCCATCGAGCATCTCGTGTAGGAACGTCTTGAGTGAAGACCCAGTCATCTTCGTACTGCCAAAGAAGCCGGAGAACTCTGGGTACTCGAGTAGCGCCCGGATCGGGTACTCCGTTACGGCGCCGGTTTCGAGATCCTTTTCAACCTTCCGGAAGGTGTGGACGAGTTCCTGTCCGGAGATTACGTTCTTGTCGATGTTGATGCCGAACCTCTCGGGACCGGCTGGATCAACAGTTCTCATTAGCTTCTTGGCTGGCTTTATGCTGTTCGTCTTTCCATCACCCGAGGTGCCAACAAGGACAATGCCCATCGTCGGGATCACGGGGTACTCGTCGTCCAACTGTACGCGGCGGCCACTGACCAGTGCAATCACGAGCATGGCTAGTGGCAGATTAAATTCTTCCGGGGATGAGCTGAGCGCCATTGCGGCAACGTATTTGTGAAGGAACGAATCCTTCACTGACGAGAAGGCAAGGACTGCATTCCCATCGAAACGCAGTAGCAACGGATCTGTAGTTTCCCCTGGTCCGGCTGGACCGACTTCAGCTACTTCAGCTGAAGCTACTGAAGTCGAAGGTGTCACCAGGGCGACTGGTGACTCCGGCGGGAGGCCACCAACCAAAAATTCAGGCTTCTTAACACCACGCAGGGCGCCAGCTAATTTGTTGCATCTGTCGTGGAACTCTTCGCCGAACAGATATTTAGCCAGCGACAACTTGTCGCCACCACCTGCCCCATCGCCGCAGCCTTTGGAGCAGGTCCACTTCCCCTTCTCGCGGGAACCCCAGGCACTCATGGTGCCGCCGGAGTTGTCGTGGGACGGGTCCGGACAGAAGAACTTGTTGGAGTCGCCGACCCAGGAGCTGATCGGCTTAGCCGACCTGGAGATGATCCCCATCGAGACCATCAACTCGAAGACCTCCTGGAAGGTGATCTCCTCGATGGCTGCGTTCACCTTCGACTGATACTCCGTGAGCGGGTCTGGTGGTATGTCCGGGATGAAGTCTTCTACTGCCTCTAGTAGCGACTTCTCTACCCCAGACTCTGCCGCCTTCGCCGCCCGGCGGGCTGCAAGAGCCTCCGCAAACTTGCCAGATCGCGGTGCGGGGACTGTAGTACCTACCGCTACAGTCCCCGCCGTACTCACATCTGTCATATACTTCTGCCCCCCGTTGCCGTCCGCTCAGTTTTAGGCACTTTCACGGCGTTTTCCCGCCTTTTATGGGGCTTTTTATGCACTTCGAGACAGTAATCCCTGGTATTTTGGTACACTGGATTACAGACCTCGGAAGACTGTTTCAAACAGCTGCAGAGTATCGACCGGGGTGATAGAGGATCTTTCGCCACCTGGCACGTCAGAACAGAAGAAAGTGGGGTGTTCCGGGTTCTTCAGGTTCTTTCCGAGGGGCAGACGGAGCAGATTCCCGAAGCCGTCCTCGCCGATGGTCGTCTGCTTGGGGAAGATCTCAACCGTTAGGGCGCAGGGTTCAGCGAAGTTATCGGTCGGTTTCCAGAAGTTAGACCCCTTATGCGGGCGCATTCTAGCGGCTTCCGCACAGATTTCGGCCCCTTCACGCACATCTTTGGCGTCCATCAGGCCAGTAAACCCGTACACGTGCAGACCCTTGTTGCCGGTGTACGCGAAGACGGTCGGGATTTCCAAGTTCTCTCGGATCGCGATCATCAGTTCGTCGGCCACTCGGCGCAACTGGTACCGCAGGAAGTCGCGGCTCACTATTTGCATATCCCGAGTATAGGTAGGCCCGCCGTCTAGCTGGAATCCCGCCATATCAGTCTTCCAGGCGAGCCTCCCATCGATGTGGAAGTACTCGCGATACTCGCCGTCGATGTACGAGGTTGGAAGCAGACACCAATCCTCTTTCGGCGTACCCGACTTGATGCCGTCGATATCAATATCAAAGGCGAACAGCTTGCACTGGTTATCTTTGTTCAGCAGATAGTGGCCCAGGGTCGCCGTACCCTTGAGGTGGTTCATCAGGGCCGGCATGGAGAAGCCAGCCAGGTCACCAGGTGTACCGTCAGGGTTACGGGGCCCGCGGGTAGGCGAGTAGCCTCCGTCGGGGTGCTGCTGGGCCATCACGTCAGACCTGGCAATGAAGTGCTTCGCCAGTAGTTTGGCAACATCCTTCAGCATATCGTCAGTGTATTCTTGGACGCTCATGGCATCTCCGATTCATCTTCCAGGATGTTTGCTCTAGTTCCGCCGGTAACCTAGCTGGAACTTCCGCCTATCGCGGTCCCGTGACCGTATCACGGCACGTGGTGGCCGGTCTAGCGGCGTCCCATGTGTCCATTATTCACCTTTATTACCGGCGATTGTTAAGATGATTTGACACGGTTTACGGGTCATGGTATAGTGACCTTACTTGAGCGATCATCTTCCAGGATAAACAATCAAGTATCTGTGAGACTCCCCCGGAGGCCCCCTGTTGCGAGAGTGACGGGCTGTTGGGCGAGAGTGACGGGTAGGACTTAACACAGAGTAGTTTCGGGCCAGCCTTCTTCCACGGGGGGCTGGCCCGAACTGTATCCAACATTCCCTACCGTTACATTGCTCCCGCGCGTGGGCGTCCTGGTTGTATGGTGTACAGATATCTACTAATGCTCCGAGAGGGCGAGGGAAGGGACATGATGACTGAGGTGTGGTTTCGGAACCCTCGCGTTAATGTCTCCCTATTCCGCGATGAAGGTATCTCGCGGATCGTCTTTTCACAGACAGAATTGGGTCGCCAGAAGCACAACGGCTTGAACCTAATCCGGCAGATTTACGCCAGCTCACAGATCCACCCGCAGATCATGATCTTGGGCAAGCAAGGCGCGCAGTTGTACCGGCCCGAGGATTGCTTCGGTGAGCCGAGTGCTGTGTATCCCACCTGGTCTCCCAAAACAGATGATTGGGAAGATCTGGAGTTCCTGATCGCCAACCCAGCTGGTGATAACGCCCGGCTATGTGCGGACGAGACGATAGACCGGACGATGCGGTCAGTATTTGGCCAGGAGCACAAGGTTGTGCTCTATAACTTCGGTGGCATGCCGTCTAGCATGCTGGCAAGAGTTGGCAAACTGCAGCTCGACAATCCAGGAGTGACTCTGCACGTCAATGGCCTCATCAGCTTCGCGTACATGTTCGCGTATGATCTGGCCAGCGTCGATGTCGGCCTAGAGGATCTGGGTGACCAGAACCGGAAGATTCGGCTGGCGCCGGGCCGGACGCTTGATATGGACTCGAGTAACTTCTACCGCGATATAAATGACTGGCGTCACTGGATCGAGCTGTTCGGCATCACCGTCAAAGACTTTCTCGATGGAGGCTCGCTGGGTCAGCAGGCTCGCTATCTGCTGCGTATCCGCTCGATCCTGTGGGCGCAGCAGCACTACAACTCGAACTTCAGGTACGCGGGTCGTGGCGCCACCAGAGCTATGGAGCGCATCGCTGCGACTGGGCTACCGCATCAGGGCCAGAGTATCGTCATTCAGCGCAAACAGTACACCACCGCCGCCGCCGAGAAGGTACTTTGTGACCAGTGTAGCATCGCTCCTGGTTGTAGAGTCTTTCGTGCCGGTCAGATCTGCGGCCTAAAGGAGTCCGAGATGGCCGATCTTGCCAAGTTCTTCCAGCACCGCGACGCGGGTCGGATCGTCGAGGGACTCGCCGAGCTGACCAGGATGCGGGCAGAGCGGCTCGAGACCGCGATGGAGAAGGAGTCCGAGAGTGACCAGCTTGATCCTGAGGTTACTAAGCAGATGGGTGGACTGTTCGCTGATGGCGTCAAACTCGCCAAGCTGGTGGACCCGAAGCTGTCGGGCGCGGCGAACGTCAACGTCAACGTCGGGGTCGGCGTCTCGGCAGGCATAGTTAGCAGCCAAAACCCCAAGGAGCTGGTTGCCGCAGCAGTCCGCGCGCTGGAGGAGGCTGGCATCCCTCGTAACGAGATCGATGGCGACATGATCAAGGGGATGCTGAAGGGACTCGGTGCTGGTGGCACCCTGGGTGGTCTTGCGGTAGGCGAGCGGATGGTCCATGCGGCGACTGCGGCTCCGACACCTCCGACACGCAAGGAGATTGAGGGATCAGTCGTGCTAGAGGTTCCCGCCACCAGGGTGTTTTAGTCATGACAGTTCCTACTTACGTGGATTCTGATTCCGAGCTTATTGCTATTCGTGAGCTGGACTGGCTGAAGAAGAATACTGACTTCACGGAACGACCAGCTGGTCTGTTAGAGTTTCTTGGTAAAGATTACCTTGACATCGAAAAGGGTGTTCGCGATGGGGTCCGTGAAGCACTGGTTAGTATCTTCGGTGCTGAACCCAACGTTTATAATCTGGCTAATGTTCAGCGTGCTATGTTTACTGGGGCTATTGGTGTCGGTAAGACGACGTTCGCGTCGATAGCCCTCCCTTACATGGCTCACTGGGTGCTGTGCTTGAAGAACCCGCAGGAATTCTTTGGTCTGCTGCCGGGATCTCGCATCGCATTCATGCAGATGTCAACTTCAGAAACGAATGCTCGGGAGGTTCTCTTTGGCGACATCTTCGCACGTATCAATCACAGTCCGTGGTTCCGTAAGCACCCACACGATCCTTCGTACAAGAGGCAGATCCGGCTGCCAAAGGATATTTGGATCGTGCCCGGTGACTCCAAGGATACGACGTTTGAGGGTTATAACATTCTCGGCGGCATCATCGACGAAATGGACTCGCACCTCGTTACCGAGAAAAAAGACTACGCTCTGGATGGCTACAACACGATCCGGAACCGTATTACGTCTCGCTTCGGTAACCGCGGTCTTCTCATTCTGATTGGTCAGATGAAGAAGTCGGTCGGATTTGCGGCGAACATGTACAAAGAGTTCATGGAGGAAGGTTTCAAGGGCGGTTCGTACGCCACCAAGTTGACCATCTGGGATAGTCTTGGCTGGGACAAGTTCCTAAAGCCAGACAACATCACTCGGGATAGCTTCTGGTTCGATCCGGCGCGAAAGACAATCGTTGATGAGCTGATGCGCGACTTTATGACGCCCGATCAGTTGATGGAGGTGCCAAATGTATACCGTAAAGACTTTACGAGTAACCCGCAACAAGCGCTCCGGGACCATGCTGGTATTCCGCCAATGGTCGGTGACGCCTTCATCTCGATGCCAGAGAAGGTGGAAGCAGCGTTTACAAAGTGGCATACGCGTTATGGAATATCGGAAGGTCCTGTCGGGCCACGTCTCAATCGACCCGAGTTCGCCGATTGGTTCATGGCTACGGATTCACTGAAGCGAGTGGCCCACGTAGACATCGGTATTAGCCCTAACGGCGATGCTTTAGGGTTGGCCGTCGGACACGTGCACGAATTAAAAGAAGTTGACGATGAACTCAAGCCAGTTATCGTGTTTGATTGCATTATCCGCATCAGGCCACTACCTGGTACGGAGATTATCCTCTCAGATATGCGTGATATTCTGTATCGATTGAGAGATGCACGTGGATTCAGAATTAAACAGGTAACTCTAGACGGTTTTCAGTCAACAGATACACTGCAGCAACTAAATAAAAAGAAAATGAATGCAGGTTACCTATCCGTCGACAAAGAGTTACTACCTTATCATGACTTGCGTGAGGCAATCTACGAGGACCGGGTCGAATGGCCACGCTTGATGACCTACTGGCATAATGGTGACACCAAGCTGATCGATATAATCACCAAAGAACTCTTAGAACTCATGCATGCTGGCGACGGCAAGAAGGTGGATCACCCGCCGGGCGGCAGTAAGGACGTCACCGATGCGATGGCTGGTGTTGTTTGCACCCTCATGGGTGATAGACAATACCGTCGAGGTCTGGCACAATCGGGAGCATCGGTTAGCTCTGGTGGTTCGGCAATACCTTTTCCACACCTCCCCCGCGAAGGAAGCGGCGTTGGTTTGGAACTTCCCGAGATTCCTGGGTTTGGCTCAATGCCTGGCTTCGGCTCGATGGGTTCTGGTATGTCGCTTCCGCCGCACCTAAGATCCGGGAGTTAAGTACTGATGCAACTCGTTGATAAAAATGGCAACCCGCTTAGTTCGTCCAACTTCGCGAAGGCGCAGCCGCCAGCACTGGGCGAGAAGTTTGCTCCTCGTTGGGCAAATGAGTGGGACAACCGTCTCATCAGGAATCTACCCGGTTATGGTGCTGTGCAGTTCGATCTGAGTAAGTTGCAGCTCGCGGACTTCCGCACGATGCGCGACCACTATCAGATCAATGCTGCCCTCAGTGTTATGAGCTTCATGCTGCATCAGCTCGATTGGAAGATCGAGTGTGACGATCCGAAGATTAAGAAGTTTGTCCAGGGTAACATGGATGCGATGTGGACGAACATCATCAAGGCGTGCTCGCAGGCGCACTGGGCTGGCTATGCGCCCTGTGTTTTGCAGTTTGAGAACGATCCTGGCTCTGGTCGCGTGGTCTTGACCAAGATAAAAGACCTAATCCCGGAGACCTCGCTGGTTCACTGGAAGATGGTGGATGGGTACGCTCCCGCCGGGCGTATCCCTCCAAAGATTCCGATCTACGACGGCATCAGAGTCTGGGGTCAGGACTGGCCGATTCCAAGCGCGAACACCTTCTGGTATCCATTGCTTTCCGAGAATGGCGATATGTACGGACGGAAGTTGCTCCGTGCTGCCTTTACAAGTTGGTACTTCTCTCTCCTGATCCACATGTTCTCTAACCGATACTTCGAGCGGTTTGGAGAGCCGGTACCAGTTGGTCGGGCGCCGTACGATGAGCAGATCACTGTTAACTCGGATGGCCAGGCAGTAAAGATAAACGGCGCTCAGTTGATGCTGAACGTCCTGCAGAGTCTGCGGAACCGATCTGCCGTCGTGCTGCCGAACGACCGAACCCAGATAGGTACGGGATCAGCCGGCAAGGCGGTCGAATACGACTACGAGATCGAATATCTCGAATCGCAGATGCGTGGCGCTGATTTTGAGCGCTACTTAATGCGTCTTGACGAAGAGATGTCGCTCGCGCTCTTCACGCCACTGTTGGTTCTTAGAACTGCAGATGTAGGATCATACAACCTCGGGTCAACCCACTGGGTGACCTATCAGAATATGCTCAACGCTCTTGCGGCCGACATGAAGACATATATCGATGCCTTCATCCTGTCGCGGCTTGTCGACTTCAACTTCGGAACAAATGCCCCACGCGCAACCATCAGCTTCCGCAAGATGGGCAGCGATAAAATCCAGATGATAACTGCGATCCTGCAGGCGCTCATCCCAACCGGTCGGGCGATGCCAGACCTTCAGGAACTGGGTGATATCGCTGGCCTGTCCTTCAAAGAGGTGCAGGTGCTAACAGGCAATGACACAGGAGCCCCCGGAACGAAGCCAGCCGACCCGCAGGCGAAAGCCAAGGCCGGAGGAACGCCGAAGAAGACTGGCGGTGCTGGCGGAACTGGCACGAAGAAGAAGACAGCAAACGCCTCCCTGGTTATCAGCGATATCGCAACCAGGGTCGCTGCTCAGGTCAGTAAGCGAGTCTCTGAAGGGCACGCCAATATCGGCACGACTCTCTCGTTCGGCTTCGATGGTCAGCTCCAAGCGGCACTGACAAAAGACGGTTTCGAGAACGAACAGGGCATCAAACTGGGCATGTATGGCCTGGCCGAGGCTGTCCTGTTTGAGTCGGACGAGATCCTGATTGGCATGGATTCGACCGGCGAACTCAAGATCTACCTGGAGCAGATCCTGACCAGTTGCCTAGCTGAACAGCTGGAAGAGGACTGATGTTGACTGGAAAGCCGAAGGAGTGGCGGTGCCCTTTCTGTCCGCGCCGACCACTGCTGGCCATGTATGGCGTCGATGTCGACGGACGCCTCTACGTCCATGTCAAAATTGAGCGGTCGGGTCGTACGACAACCGAGTCTGTGTTCAAGGGTGGTTCAGTCAGTATCAAATGTCGCGACTGCTATCGATGGCAAGATATCGTCATCAGTGGTGGTCGCGCAGTCATGGAAGAGATAGATCCGCCACACGAACTGGAAATTGGGGCACCAAGCGCCGCTTCCGGTAGGTGAGGGCGTGCCGTAATGTATGCCCCATGACAGTTACTGCTTTTCCGGCTGCGGCGCGGTCCCTCCTCTACGTGATGGATGGACTTGCGACCAGTTTTGGCAAGCAGTATTCTGGCAGTAAGGGTGGTACTGTCTTCACTGACATTCCGGTCTTTCGGACTGGTACATTCCGTGACAGTTCCGGAATGCAGTCGACGTGGGAACAGTTTCACCTTGATCAGATGATCTCGAACAACAGCTTCCTCGCCCAGAAGAGCATTTTGCCTGCGGCGCCGGTGCGCGATGGCCATAAAACGTGGCTCATTGGCAACATACAGGGACGCGGTAACGTCGTCGGCTGGACTCAGGATCTGAAGACAAGGCCGATGCAGTCGCCAGTTGATAAGCAGGAGTACAGCTATCTGCTGGCCGACGTTGAGATCACGCAGCTATACGCTGCGGAGAATCTAGCCAATGGCACTTGGCGCAATAGGTCTTCGGAGATCATCCAGTACACAACCAATAATGAAACTGAACTGTGGCCCGTTTTCGGGGGCTATGCATACGTCGACATGCCCGCAGTCGAGGGTCTAAACTTCGGATTACATCAAGCCGATAGTGCGGTTGCCCCAGGTACTCGGGTAATCTTCGATCTCGGCGCTTCTCTCAGGGAGATTAACGTGCAGCCAACTCCGCAGGCCGCAGGGGTTCAGCAGGGTCAGCCTGCCGGCCTTCTTGCTTTGCCCGTTCTGCCGCAGATGCAGCCACTGGCGCAGCCGCAGCTCGGACAGCCGACGTTCCCACAGTTCGCGCAGCCGCAGGTGCAGCCGATGCAGCAGCCGGCTATGCAGCCAGCGCCGCAGCAGTCGATGCCATTCGCACAGCCGTCGGCCCCGCAGCAGATCATCTTCACCTGTGCCGGTCAGCAGGTCACCGACTTCGGCCAGGTTCAGGCGTACATCAACGCGTTCGAGTCGGCGCAGCGTGAACTGCGTGACACGAACCGCAAGGAGTTCGTCAAGGGCCTCGTGATCAACAACAAGATCCTCGCGCCACAGCAGCCTGAGTACGAGGCATTTGCCCTCGCCCTCGACGATGCGCAGTACGCGGCCTGGACGCAGCAGTTCGGCCTGCCTAACCCGCTGCTCGCCAACCACGGCGGCGGTGTCACCAACCCGGCGAACGGCGCGCAGCCGACGGCCGCAAGCACCGAGCTGGAAACGGCTCGTCAGATCGTCCGCATCCACGAACGGTCCGGTCAGATCCCGACGATGTACTGCAACACGCCGTCCTACCAGAAGTTGGTCTCTGCGGGCGAACGCCCGGCCATCAAGGTCTAAACAGTCAGGCCAGCTACGATGTTCTTCTAGCAAGTAAAGACCGAGAGGACCAGATATGCCCGGCTTTTCCAAGGGCGGCGCGCTCCAGACTCCGTTCGGTGTCAACCGGTATCTCCGGTCCACGGTTGGTGTCAAGAAGACGTCGTACACAGTCGCGAAGAACTCCGTTCCCGGCGTCGTCATCATTGACGGCTCTACCCAGAAGATCCTTCAGCCCGGTACGGTGATGGCCAAGATCACCTCCGGTCCCGACTCTGGCAAGATCGGCCCGTTCCAGGCGGCCGGTACCGCTGACGTCTGGACGCTGACTCCGGGTGGTACCTGGTCGGCGGGTACGTTCACGATTACCGTCAATGGTCAGACGACCCCAGCACTGGCGTTCAACGCCTCGATCGCGACGATCCAGACGGCCGTCCAGGCACTTTCCAGCGTTGGTGCGGGTAACCTGCTCGTCACCGGCGGTCCGCAGCTGACGACCGCCACCGTCTACACGGCGGCTGGCAACCTCGCCGGTCCGGTGACGCTCTCTATGAGCATCGCCTCAGTCACCGGCTCTAGCCCGACGATCACGCCGGTGCACACTACGACTGGTATCGCCGGTGCCCTCGATGGCCGCAGCAGCACGGCGGGTATCGTCGGCGTCAACGACACCTTCCTGCCCTGGCAACTGCTGGAGTCGGACCGGGAGATCGCCGTCACATACGACGCTACCTGTGTCCAGGCTTGGTGCATCGAACTTACCGCAGCTGGCATCGCGCAGGCGATGCAGAATGCGACTGCAACGGCGACGGTTGCCCAAAAGACTCTGTCGCTCACTTTCCAGTAGTCGACGGCCCAATAACAGCCAAGCAGTCGATCCCGATCCGAACACAGAGGATGTTTCCATGACAACTGGTGCTGGGCTTGCCTTCCCGGCCGCGCCGTCGACGACGACTGGTCCTCAGTTCGGTCTCGGTCACGGCGTGGCTGGTGGAAGCCAGTTCGCAACTCCTATCCCTCAGGACCGACTGGTCCGGAAGGAGGTCTCGCTTGGTGTCATTCGCGAGATCGTTCTGCCGCAGAACCACATCGGTCTGAGCCTTATCGCGCCGTTCCTCGAGGTCCCGACGGACGACGTGATCTTCCAGTACGCCCTCGGCATGTCCGATGGCCTGGTTCCGGCCCGCGCAGAAGACGCGGAATCGGAACTGAGTCAGAAGGACGACATCTTCGAGCTGGAGGGTCGCGCGTCCGTCATTGACTGGGCAGTCAAGGACCACTACAGCGCATCCGATGTCAGTCGATACCGGGAATGGCTGCTGATCCAGCAGCAACTCCGGGACACCAGCAACCTGCCCCTCACGGCACAGTCGGCCACCGAGGACTGGCAGGCGCGGCTTGCCCGTGATACCCTCCGGCGTCGGCGCAAGATCGACAACCGGATGGAGTGGCTCATCATGAATGCGCTCTCCACCGGCGCCATCGCTTACAACGATGGTCGAATCAACTTCACCGTTGACTTCCAGCGTCCAGCCCAGCAGAACATGGTGATGGGCAGTACGCTGATCGACCCGGCTGGTAACGCCGCGAACATCACGCTTAACAGCAGCTCCTGGATCAAGAGTGATGGTACCGGTGACCCCATCGGCGACATCATCAACCTCCAGAACTGGTTCTACGACACGTACGGCATCCGACTCAACCGAGCCATCGCCTCGCGTCGTCTGCTGAGCCAGATCTGGAACTCGGCGAAGTTCACGGCGCGTACCGGCCTTGTGGCGGCTGGCAGTCCGCTATCCTCGCCGATCGACCCGAAGTACCTGCTCGATGGCTGGTCGCCGTCGGCGGCTCAGGCAATCATTGAGAACGCGACCGGCCTCACGTTCATCGAGTACGACGCGGTCTACCGTACTCGGTCGGTCGGAGCGACCGTTACTACCAACAACCGCTTCCTGCCGCAGAACAAGGTGATCTTCCTCCCATCCGAGGATGACATTGCCCAGTTCGACGACACCCAGATCGGCTTCGCGAAGACGCTGACCTCGCCGCACCCGGCCGGTAACTGGACGTCCGGCTATTACGAGTGGGAGAAGGATTTCGGCGTCGACCCCTGGGGTATGGACGTCGGCACGGGAATCAAGGCGTTCCCGGTCTTCCTCCACATGGACCTCACCGCTACCTACACCATCTCTGTACTCGACGGGAGCGTCTAACGCATGGCTCTGAAGTCCTTCACGGCCAAGCTCAAGCTCGGCTACAAGCAGCCGAACGGCGAGAACGTCACGGCATTCAGCTTCGGTCCGAACTACGGGTCGAATGGCCGCGAGGTCAACAAGGAGTGGGCGTCTTCCACTCCCGGTCTCCAGCTTCAGATGTCGATGAAGAACGAACTCGCCGACCAGCTCACCATGGGCGACGAGTTCACGGTTACGTTCATGCTCGACGAGAAGGAAGAGGAGGTGACCACCGATGGCGGCAACACGTCTGCCTGACGGCTCGGTCGTCATGCAGCCTTCCGGTCAGCGGGCGATCCCGTCCGGCGGTCGGCCTGGCAAGCGGAGTCCAGCAGTAGCAGTCGGTCCTGGTGGCGGTGGCAACAAGAACGGCCGAGTTGGCGTTACTTCACGTCAGCCGGGTCGCGGCGCAGTCTCCAAGAACGGCTTCTAGACACACCGTCCAAGCCGACCTGCGGACGTTAAATGCTCGAGTCGGATACCAGCGATGGGCGGGGCGGGTCTGTAAAGCCCTGTCTCGCCCGTCGGCCTCAGAGCACATCACGACAGGGAGCTTCCGGTGGATGACGCCACAAAGAAGGACGACGATGCCGAGGTTGTCGTTTCCGAGACCGATTCCGACGCCAGCGAGAACAGCTCGCTGCCCGTGCGCGGCGACGGCGCGGATTATGTCCCAAAGTACCTACGCGACGACCCCAACGCTCGCGACTTCCGCGTCGAGGGCAACGACGTTCGTGACTTCATCGGCGTCGATCCCGAGTACATGAACTACGCAGACATCGGCGGCAAGCCGCTGCTGACCGACGCCGACCGGCTCAAGCACACCGATCAGTACGATCACCTGATCGGCAACGCCGACGACGACCCGGAGTTGCTGCACCACAGCGTCGACGAGCCGGCCGAAGGCAGCGACGACGACGAGGTCGACGAGAACTCCTCGCCGGAGGAAATCGAGGCGGCCCTGGCTGCCAAGAAGGCCGACGACGAGAAGGAAGCCAAGGCCCCCGAGGCCAGTTCGCTTGGCTTCAAGAAGTAGTAATTCCCGTTAGGCAGTAACAACTCGAAGGGAGTGCGGAATGGCCTACTCGGCTGTGAGCGACATGCTGCTTGGTGTCATTCCGACTCCCTCCGAGGAGATGGGACGACAGTACGTCGATGACGCTGCGAACGAGATAGATATCGCGCTGGGTCTCCGTTATGTCACTCCGATCGTCGTCGACGAGGCTGTGGCCGCAAACAGGATCACAGTCAGCTGGCTGCAGCGGATCAACAACTTTATCGCATCGGCGCGCTGGCTCATGGCTGTGCAGGCGGGTGCGGAAGCCGACCATGTCAACGCTTATGCAGCCCAACTCCTCAAAGAGGCGCAGTCTGCGCTTTATAAGGTGACCAATGGAGATATCGTTCTCCCGGGCGCCCCGTTCATTAACACAGATGATCTAGGCGTTCAGGGACCGGTTATCGGTCAGCAGGATCTCGCTTCCGGTGTCGACAGCTTCTATATCTTCACACAGCGGGCGCCTTACCTGTACCCAAATCCGAACCCCATCTTCCCGGCTGGCGGCGCCCCCTGGGGTCCGCCGGAGGGCGGCTGGGGTAACCCCTTCATCGGCGGCGGGTAGGCGAGTCCTATGGCCAGGGCTGTTGTTAATGGTATGTTCACCATCACGCTCGACGACAGTCGCGTCATGGAACAGCTCGATAGTATTGAGCTGATGATCAGTGAGTCCTCTCTGGAGAACTTTCTCTCGAATGTTGCGGTCCCTTATCTGCAAGATAGGGTTGATCAGCGCTTCGCCAACGAGGGCGACGACGTCGTTGGTCAATGGAAGGATCTAGCTGGCGCGACGATCTCTATTCGTCAGTCTCTTGGCTATCCGGGCGACCATCCGATCAATCAGCGAACTGGCGAGATGCTCGACTACCTCGACACGAACCAGGGCGAGATCAGTGCAGCACCTGGTGATATCCGCGTCACCTATCCGGGTGGCAGTATGTCCGTCGAGGTTCAGCAGAAGTTGATGACTGCGCAGTTCGGTCGTGACACGCCCAAGACGCCAAAGCGTCCAGTACTTGGTATCAACCAGATTGATGCGGTTGACCTTACCGATGATCTGTCCAGGTACCTTATCGGTGGATTGATTGGCATCTGATGACACTTTTCGACGAGACCACAGAGGTCTTCCCAAGCAACGCGATCGAACTGATTAGTACTCGGACAGAGATGCTTTACCCAGATCTTTTCGTAATCCAGCGGATGCTGAATACTGGAGATCCAACCCAGAGTGTGGGTATCTATCCGCTTAGCTGGGCACCGAACGAGGCCAGCTTCGAGACTGGTGGCTACGAAGAGCCGACGCTTCAGAAATACACGATTGGCGTACAGGCCTGGGTGATCGACGCGGACCCAGTGAAGGGTATCCGGGTGCATTCTGTGTTGTCGAAAGTGATGCGGTCTTTGCTTTACAACGACGCGCCGCTCCGCATAGGATTGGACCAACTCCAGATCACCATGTTCGGGAAGACGGAGAAGATCCAGCGGCGCGGAGTTGCCCGGACGCGTTACCTGAGTAACGAAGTAAAGGGTAATTTCATGCACCTGTCGACCATCGAATATTGGCTTGAGACGCAGACACAGTAGGGACGTCAGATGACCGAACCGGAGCAGTTGTCGATCGAGGAGCGGATTCGTCGCAACGACGCCGTTCGCGATCTGACGCGTACTCTCAAGACTCACACGGAGCATACGCTTCAGCTGTCGCACGATGAGATCCAGGCCAAGAAGTTGGACGAGGATCACCTGCTCGCGCAGACGGAGTTTAAGCAAGAGGTCGATCGCGCAGTAAGCAGTGGCACGGTTTCTGAGGCCAAGGCGGCGATGCTGCTGGCTGCTGCCGGAATCGATCCGGCGCCCGTCGACCTGCCCGTCGACCTGCCCGTCGACCTGCCCGTCGAGAAGACTGGCGTTACGGAGCCGACAGGGCCTACCGGACCGACCGAAGCCACCCCGGTGGCTATGCCGTCGCCGATGGCTTCCATCTTCATCCCCGCTACCGGAGAGGAGAAGTAACCCATGGGTTTCTCATCCCAGCCAGGGCACGTCATTCTCCGTACGCAGGCGGTGGCGGGTACCTTCCAAGCTGATATCACGACCGCAGGCGTCGCGATGAAGACGAAGACCGGCGCGCTGGCGCCGTCTCGTACGCTGATGATCCCGGACCCGGAGATCGGTGGCGGCCGTGACGTCACGGACGCCTTCCTTGGTCCCGTATCGTACGCCGGTGACTACGAGTTCTACGGTCGCCTTCAGTCCATCATGACGCTGCTGCAGGCGGCGATGGGGCTGCACTACGTCGGCCCGGCCGGTACTCAGGACGTCCAGACGCTCGGCTATACCGGCACGGCCGCAAGTGGTACTTTCACGCTTACGTACGGTGCGCAGACGACAGCGGCTATTCCGTACAACGCAACAGCTGGCCAGATTCAGGCGGCCCTTGCGTTGCTGAGTAATATCGGCGATAACGATGTCATCTGTACTGGCGGCCCGCTGTTCCAGGGTGCGGCCACTGTCGTCGTTACCTTCGACGGCGCGCTCAACGGTACAACGACAGCCATCACGGCAACCAGCGCTGGCTTGGTTGGCTCGTCGCCCATCGTCACCGTCACGCATACCACGACCGGTGTCAGCAACGCGGCGGGCTTCCAGCACCTGTTCGTTCCGATCGATGGGCAGCTCAACTTCCTGTCGATCGAAGAGCAGATCTCCGGCGGTCCCGTCTTCGACGTCTGGCAGTACACCGACGCCGTCGTGAACACCTTGCATTTCGAAGCGGCCTCAGCTGGCTACTTCATGGGCACTGCGGGCATGATCGCTCGTATTCAGAATGCGGTCGCCAGCCCGATCACTAACCCAGCGCTGTACGACAACGGTGACTTGATTACCGGCACGAATATCACCATCACTTACGGTGGCGTCAGCCTGGCGGCGAAGTCGTTCAAGTTCGACCTGGACAATCAGTTCGCGGCGGACGACTTCCGCCTCGGCAGCTTCGTTCTCGGTGACCTCACGGCCAAGCGGCGCAACATCACCGTCGGCGTGACGATCCGCGAGCAGGACAAGACGCTGTGGCGCCAGGCGGTCTACGGCAGCTCGGCAGCGACGTCGCCCGGTGGCGTGGTGACAAAGTCACCGATCGTGATCACTTGCCAGACGTACAGCACGATCGCGGGTTCGTCTCCACTGCTTTCCAACACGATCAAGTTTGTCTTCCCATTGGCGGCCTTGCAACCGTACGCGTTGAAGGTGTCCGGCGACGACATCATTGACTCGGATATCGTCTTCCAGCCACTTCGGCCAGTCACGACGACTCCGATCATGCGAGTCTACGTCATCATCGCGACTGGTGGTAACCCGGCGTAATTTTCCCGTGACAAGATATCTAGGAGTGCCGGGCGCCAGTGCAGACAGACTGGCGCCCGGCGTTGTTCAGTGAAGTCCAAAAGGTTCAGGAGGACCTAGAATGACCGTACACGATCAAGCGAACGTCATGCAGCTTGGAAACATGCCGCTTTCGGGCGGCAATGGCGGCCAGGCGTCGACCATCAACGCCGAGATCGACGACAGTACCGGCTATGGTGATTACTACGGCTTCAAGGAGTTCGGGGAGTGGTTCTTCCCGGATGGCAAGCAGAAGATCGAGTTCAAGAAACTGAACGAAGGCGATCGAGCCAAGTTCGAGCGAGCGACGTCAAAGTCACTGAAGATGAGTCGGTCGACGGACGAAGCCTCCCTCGCTGTCGATACGGCCAAGGAACGACACGAGTTGATCCTTGGTAGCGTCACCGGCTGGCACCTCGTTACAAAGCGGTACGCTGAAGATGGCAGCATCGAAATCGTGCCGATTCCCTTCTCTAAGGGCAGCCAGCATGCCGAACTGGAGAAGTGGCTCAAGGAAGCCAACCCGAAGCACGTCAGCGATCTGCACGCTGCAATTGTCGAGGCGAACCCCTTCATGACGGCGAACGCGACGCCGGACATGATCCGCGAGGAAATCGCTAAGCTGCAGGAGGCACTCATTAAGGCCGAGGAGCGCGAAGCGGGAAAACCCTCTTCCTAGCCCAGGTCGAAGCCTTCGCGCATGACGAGGAAATATCAAATCCCTGTGGCGCGATTCGGATGTTCGCCCTGCTCGCTGGGATGAAGTGGGCACACCTGCCGGAGGCAGGTGGCATGTACGACCAGGACCCTCAGTTCGTGTCAGACATGTTCTATATCCTCCAGCAGGTTGGCATAGCGCAGAACGAGAAGCTGGAAGCGCAAAAAGATCAAGCGGAAAAGAATAAGCGTGGTGCAAACAAGGGACTACTTGGGCATCCATCGCGAGTTAAAATGTGAAACGGAACGCGGCCACTTTGATAGACGGGGGTGGCCGCGTTCCGTTATTCTCTGTCATGTAGGACACATGAGGTCCAGTGTAGGTCGGGAAAAGACCAAGGAGCTTCAGTGAACTCCATCTTGAACATTCAGATCCGAATTACTACCGCACAGGCGCAGGCGGCCCTCGCGGCGATTCGTGCTCAACTGACTGCTCTCGGTGGCCGGATGACTGGCGCTACCATGCAGACCGATGGTTTCGGTGTCGCCCTCGGTAATACGCTGAATCGCATGACCAGCTTCGGCAGTCGCACGCAGTGGCTCGGTCGCCAGTTAGAGTACAACTTCACTTTGCCTATTGTGGCAGCTGCAGCGGCGGCGATGAAGTTTGAACTCGCTAACGAGACGGCCCTCGTTCGGATCCAGAAGGTGTACGGCGACGGCACCCAGACAGTTGCACAAATGACAAACGAGATTAACGCCTTGAGGAAGGCGTTCGTGCTGCTGTCTGATGAGTTTGGCGTGTCACAGGCGGACGTGCTTAACATCGCCGCCGACTGGGCAGCAGCCGGAGTTTCTGGTATTGCGCTTGCCAAGTCGGTACAGTTGACACTGCAGACGATGATCCTTGGCGAGCAGACGGCCGCTGAGGCAACTCAGTCATTGATCTCAATCCAGGCACAGTACGGCCAGAGTATTACAGAACTCGCGACAACAATTGACATCTTGAATATGGTAGAGAATCAGACCGGCGTCTCTATGCAGGGTTTGATCGAAGGTTTCCAGCGATCGGCTTCTACGGCAGCCACGTATGGAATTAGCGCTCGCTATCTTGCTGCTGATATAGCTGCACTCGTCCCTACTGCTGCAACAGCATCCCAGGCAGGTAACGCCCTCAAGACAATCTTGACGCGTCTAATGTCGCCTACTGCATCGGTGAGTTCGGCACTTAAAGACATGGGCATCAACACGAACGCCATGTCATTTGAGCAATTGAACGCCCAGCAGCGGCTCCTCACCGTTGCAAAGGCGTATAGCACGCTGAGCGACGCACAGAAGGGCTTCGTCGGAAAGCAGATAGCCGGCATTTACCAGGTGACACGGTTCAATCAGCTGATGGTGGAGCTGAATTCGTCCACTGGCTACTACGCTAAGGCGCTGGCCAGTACGGCAGACAAGACGAAGGTGTATGCGCAGGCACAGAAGGAACTTAACCAGGTCCTCAACTCGAATCCACAGCGACTGAAAGAGATCTGGGTAACCCTACAGAATGCGATGGCGGACATCATTCAGCCGATGATCCCGACGATTCTGTATCTGGCCCAGTCGGTCGCACGGTTGGCTACTTGGTTTGCCAATCTGAACCCGGCTGTACAGAAATTCATCCTGTTCGGTCTGCTAATTCTGGCAGGCATTGGTCCGGTGCTTCGTATCTTCGGCGCACTCGAGATTCTGATTGCCGAGGTGGCGAAGGGATTCCTTTGGCTTTTCGGTCTTGGTCGCTGGCTTGTGCTGGGGATTGTGTCTATAGCCGGAGGTATCGTTGATGCATTAATAGCGGTCGGTACATTTCTTGTCGGCTGGCCTGGATTGATCGTCGCAGCCGTAATTGCTGTATTCGTTGTTTTCTGGAATGACATCAAGCAAGGCTGGCAGAACTTTGTCCAGTGGCTGCAGAAATACTTCGATCTGAGTACCATTTTCAAGCCGCTAGCAGATGCAGCTAACGCTGTTGTCAACTTCGTGCTCAGCGCATTCAATGCTCTTCCTAAGGGTATTCAGAGTGCGATGATCGCAGTGGTCGACACGATCGCGGCAGCAGCGCATGCGATTTACGGCTGGTTCCAGCACATCAACCCTTGGCAGCGGCACTCGCCTTCGCACGTGGACAACGTGACAACAGGTGTCGCTGCAATCAAGACTCAGTACGAAGAACTGCATGACGTCGGCTCTACTTTCCAGAAGGCGGGCGGAGACCTAAAAGCGTTCGCCGCAGCGGTACGCGAGGTAGAAGCAGCTGCACAGGCAGCCGATTACGCAGCGATCCGCAAAGAGTTGCTGTCCATCGCCAAGGATGCAGTTCCGGCGTTCGACGCGCTCATAAAGGATCTAAAACCCCTTAACGCCGAGCTTGATGCTGTAAATACTCGCCTACAGGCACAGCAGGCGATAGTCAATGCTCTCAAGACGGAGCTTGATGCAGCAAACGATTCACTGACTCTCCAGAAGGATATCCTCGATGGCATGAAGAATGCCATGGACGGCTTCTCGAACAAGGTTGCCATGATCAATGGTGACATTGAGACGCTTAGTGGTATCCAGAAGTCGCTTCGCGAGGCAGGCGCAGGTTCAGATATTCTCGGTGCTTACGATGCTCAACTCAACGCGCTACAAGGCCAGAAGAAGGGGATCAATGACCAACTAGCAGCTGCCACTGCGGCATACACAACACAGAAGGCGCTCGTTGATTCATTGACTGTTTCTCGTGATGCACTTCAGCTAACTTATGATTCAGAAAACGCCTCTCTCGACAAGATTCAAGCACAGTACGATCAAATCAAGACGCAGATCGATGCCATTACGCAGGCTATTTCCGATTTCGACTCGGCCGCACAGAAATTGGCATCTAACGCAGCCAAGAAGACGTCAGCCGGTGGCGTCGATCAGTTTGCTGCTGGAGCGGGCGCTAACTTCCCGAGTGTCACGGGTGGTGGCAAGCTAGGTCGCGAGTTGCCTGGTATTCCAGATCAGTCGGCTATGATTGATCAGTTCACCCAAGATCTGTCAAAGAAGATGGGAGGCATGTTCGGCGGCTTCAGTCTTGACTTCTTGAGTCCGGTCAAGCGTGGCTGGAATTCTGCTATGAGTTGGCTGGGTAAAGAGGTCGGTCCATCGCTTGGAGCTGTTGGCAAGGGCTTCTCGTCGATGTTCAAGGGTATCGGCAATCCGTTCAAGGGTGTCGACTTCGGTGGATACATCGATACGGTCAAGGACCTTTTCGGATCTATCGCCCTCTTTGCTAGCCGGGCCTGGAAGCTGCTTTGGCCACCCATCTCTGGAATCATTCAGGTAATTGGTACAGCTTTCAAGGATGCATGGAAGACAATCCTTCCACAGATAAAACAGTTCAAGGACCTCATCGGCCCCATTGGTACTCTGCTGAGCGATCTGTGGCAGGCAATTAAGCCACTGGCAGAGATCATCGGCGGCCTCCTTCTCGGTGCCTTTAGTATCCTAGCCGAGGTACTTAAGGATGTATTGAGTCCTGTTCTCGGATTCATCATCGACATGATCAAGATGGTAATTCGAGTCATCCGTGGCATTGTCGAGATAATTGTCGGTCTGTTAACTGGTGATATTGGACTTGCACTACATGGTCTCAAGGATCTAGTCTTTGGCCTCTTCTGGGGTATCGTCTCGTTCTTCAAGAACTTCGGACTGATTGTTTGGGGCCTGTTCAAGGGTATCGTCCTGGGCATCTGGAACTTCTTCGTCTGGCTGTACGACGAACTTATCGGCCACAGTATCATCCCCGACATGGTGAACGGCATCATCGGCTTCTTTACCATGCTAAAAGACGTTGCGATCGCCATCTGGAACGCGTTTATCACCGGCCTGAAGGCGATCTGGAATAAGGTACTCAAGCCACTGTTCGAGGCCATTGGCCTGATTATCTCTGGTATCGTTGACATCTTCAAGGCGACAGTTGCTGCCGTAAAGGGTCACTGGAACCAGTTTATCACACTGGTTCAGTCGGCCCGCGACAAGTTCAAAGCGGCTATCGGCATCATCGCCGGTGTGATCGGAAACATTGCCGGAGGCTTCAAGACGGCATACAATACCGTTAAGGGCTGGGTTGACAAGCTAGTCAGTGCGGTAACGGGCATCCCTGGTCGCATCAAGGCGGCGGCATCAACGATGTGGGACGGTATGAAGAATGCCGCCAAGAGTGTGTTCAACAGCATTGCTGATATCTGGAATAAGACACTTGGCAAGGTAAACTTCAAGATTCCAAGTTGGATTCCCGGCATCGGTGGTGACTCGTTCAGTTTTCCACAGATGCCGAAGTTTGCCCAGGGTGGTCGGATTGTCAACGAGGCGACTGCGATAGTAGGAGAGGGGCGTCGCGGTTTCCCGGAGTTCGTGATTCCGACTGACCCGATTTATCGTGATAACGCTCGCCTGTTGTTCGACCAACTTGGCAAGCAACTCGGCATTGATATTACGACACCATTCAGTGCTACGGGTGTCAAGTATTACCAAGCTGGTGGAATGTTCAATGGCGTCGGCTCGATGTCGATGACGAAGACGCCGACCGGCGTTCGTCTCCAGTCGACGATTACGCATAACGTTTACCATTTCCACGGAGACCTTTCATTCCCGAATGTCAAGAACGGTGGCGACGCCGAGGCGTTCATTCGCAACCTGCAAGTTAGTGTCGGGAGTTGAGGCATGACAAGCGCTAACCTGAGCACGGTCGGATTTAATTCGACCTTGTCGCCTGTCATAAAGAAGGCGACAGCCACGCTTTCTGACGGCTCCGCTGTGATGATCGTACCTGACACGAACAGTGCAACAGCGGCAAGCGTTGATACGACTGGCGTGGCGAAGGTTCGTGTTTACAAGTCCAACGTGGCTCGGACTACCTGGACACTGAATATGACCTGGACACCTGCTACTGTCTTTGCGTCGACGACGTTCCAGGCAGTAATGTCGATGGTTCTGGACTCGGGTAACAACATGCACGTCGTCTGGGCTGGCACGGATAACAGTCTCAACTACGTAGTGAATACTTACAGCGCTGGTGTGTGGACGGCTGGGACAAAGCAGATCGTCTCAGCTAGCAACGCTGTAGTTCGGCGCTGGCGTGCGGTTGATATCGACGTTGCTGCCGGTACTTCTGGTACGACCGCTACCATTGCAATCACTGCTTTCGAGGCGAAGACGACTGCGAGCCTTTCGGCCTTTACACGTCTATTCTGTCGCAAGAACGATAACGTAACCTGGGTGAACGCTTTTACTGAGGACCAGGCAGGTCTGTCGGGCGGCGCTCTGACGATCAAGCCTGGTTCGGAAGATACATCGATCACGTTTAACAGTGTTGGCGTCGTCGCCAACGTAGTTCAGTTGGTCATGAGTTACACGCGGATGACGACGACCATCGACTACGGAGACAATATCCGTGAGCTGACATTCAATATCAGCACTGGAGCTGCCGCGACTACCCTCGGCATTTGGAGTCAGTTTAACAAGGGGGTCGGCTCCCCATACCGTCGCATCTGGCTGTATCGGATGGCTGGCGGCATGTATCAGGCGGCTTTCGTTGCTGGCGCGTCGCAGCCACAGTTCTCGGTCGCGCGACTCACTTCCGGCACGTACACCAATGTGCCTATTGACATCATCCAGTCGATAGGTCCTCGAAGTGCCGTTGCGAACTCGGCGATCTACACTGCTTCGACGCCTTATAACTACGTCTGTAGCGCGTTTGTAGATAACCAGGTAGTGATCGCTTTTATCACAAGTAATGTACCAAGCTATGTATCGGGTGCGCACAACTCGGTTCTGAATGCAGTCACGTTTACCTACAAGCTAAACACCGATCCGCATGTGTCTCGCAAGGACATATCGTCCCGCACTCTCGATAATAACTTCGTCTATCAGTCAGCATACTACCCGATTGCTATCTGGGGCACTGGCAACAACATTAACACCGGCGGTCTTCACCAGTTTAACTTCATGACATATATTGGCCAAGCCAGCAGCGTCTACCTGCCGACGGCGCCAATCGTTCGAGCCATCACTGATGTCTCATTCAATGCGCCAACTAATGCGTCACCGAATGGAGTGCAGGCGAAAGATACTCCACTACTGCAGGTGACATCTCAGGCGCCGGTGGCCTATCCACTTGCCAATGGCAAGTTGGAGTGGAACATCGCGGCGGATGCTGGATTTACGACGAGCGTACACGTCATCACTGAGTTGGACTCTGCCTACAGGTATATGGGCAGCAGCACGGCTGCCGCTGCGCCGCTACTGACAACCAAGCACCAGCTATCTGGCATTGGCGTTGAGAAACTGTTTACTGGCACTTGGTACATTCGTTCCCGTGTCTTGAGTGACCTTGGATCGATTGGTGCCTGGTCTCTTACGACGACATTCAGTGTACTACATCAGCCGACAGCGATTCCGACGTCTCCACTTGCCGGCTCCGTTGCAGCTTTCTACCTTCCTGGCGTTGCGTTCACTTGGAAGTTTAGCGACACCGAGACAACTGACACGCAAACCGCGTACCAGGTCCAGGTATACCGCTACGACACCAATAGTCTCATCTACGACACAACTAAGATAACATCGCCTGTTACCTCGACACAGATCGTGATTGCGTCGACCTACAAGGATATCCCTCTATATTGGCAGGTGTCGGTTTGGGATACCGATAATACTCAAGGGCCCTACTGTAATCCGGTGTCATTCACCCTATCCGATCCGCCTACTGCGACGCTAACGTCGCCGGTGGATGCCGGAACGGTGACGTCGGCGGCGCCCACCGTTACCTGGAACTATTCGTCAGTGACCGGCCGTGCGCAGAATGCTTACAAGGTGAGCATCGACCCGGCGCGGTTCGCGGACATCTACGCTCGCGTGACAGCAAACGGTTGGGGTACGTCCTCTAGCGGTGGCTCTTACAATATCCTCGCTGGAGCTGCTAGCAAGTTCAGTACTGATGGAACCTGGGGCAATCTGCTCATCGGTGACGTGGTTGGCTCCTTCCGTGCCATCTTGGATGGTGATGTAGTCGCTGACTCGGATATCAGTTGCCGTCTCGGTATCAATGTTACGGCAGTTGGCGCACCGATCGCTGGCAAGCTCATGATGCGCTACGTCGACATCAACAACTATATACTTATCGGACCGAACTTCAATGCCGATGGCACCTTCGCCATGAATATCCAGGTCCTTAGCGGTGGCGCCTTCGTCTACGCGCTGAATGATGGTGGTAGTTCTGGGGCACCTAATACTTACACAGCTGGAACGGACATCAACTTCCGATTCAGGGTAACTGGCCAACGAATCCAGTGCAAAACATGGGCGCTGACCGCGAACGAGCCCGCCAACTGGAATCTTGATACGGGCGTGCAGTCACTTGTGATGGTTGCTGCTGGACAGATGGGCCTATTTGCGCTCCAAAATACTGGCGTGACGAATACGACTACTGTAATCCGGATGACGAATCTGTCTGTTACCGATGCCGACCCGGCAACGCGGGTTACCAGCGGTTGGATCACCAGCGCCCTGCAGCAGTATCAGTTCAGCGCGAACGTGATGACTCAGAATCTGTGGTATGTCTTCCGAGTCGAGATCCAGGATACGACTGGGCTCCTCGGTAACGCCAAGGCGCTGGACGTCGCGGCTTGGACGCCTGGAGCTATAGCTGCTTACTCGATCTTGCCAACTGAGTTGTACGCACAGATTACCTGGACCAACTCGGCTCAGGATACCGACTTTAACAGCTGGCGAGTATGGCGACGCTACAACGTCGCAGCGAATGCTGACATGGATACGCAGAATACCCGTAGTACCTGGGTTCTGCTGTTCGAGACGCAGGACGGTACGTCGACCAACTTTACCTACAATGACTACCTTGCTCCACAGGGGAAGAATATCGACTATGTGGTCACGCAGACAGTAGAGCGGTTCGGTTCGCTTATTGACTCTGCTATCGGTAGCTTCACGACGGTAGTGATGCCTGGAGATCGATATGTCTTCGTGCCTGACGTTGCCATCGGCTCGATTGCTTCATTCGAGGCGAAGAACGTAACGGCTGATGGGTACACCGACGGTATTGAGCAGGCCACGCTGCTGGTGGTCGATCGTGGTAATCAGATGCAGTTAGGCTCGGCGACTGGAATCGTCGGCAGTCTGAATATTCAGTTGCGTGATACCGTCTCGGCGCCTGGTGACAAGCAGTTCTTCATCTACCTGGCGAAGAATCGAGTGGGTTGCTACATGAAGACTCCATTCGGAGATGTCCTATACGTCAAGTTCGCGCCGCCGGCAGTAACACGTATTTCTGGTGTTGGACCGGCGGATCTCTCCGACTTGACAATGGCATATACTCAGGTATACAATACAAGCATCACCCTTACTACTCGCACCAGCTAGGAGTTATCCGGTATGACTGCTGATGAAGTAGACAGGGCAGCCGAGAAGATTCTCATTGACCACCAGCGGCGCGACTTCAGTGGCTGCATCTGCGGCTGGGCCGAACTGGGCAAGTCTCACCCTGGACATCAGGTTGCCATGCTCCGCGAGGGCGGCATCGTTCTAACGACCAGCTAGGAGTCCGGTGACAAATACGGACACGAGCGTAGCGATTATCGGTGGACTTGGGTTACCTCCATCCAACGTCTACAGCTACCCTCCAATAATTCCGACAGTCGGCATTCCCTCTGATGAGGTGATCGCCGCACTGACGGGTGGCGTTGTCCAGATTCGACGGCGTGTGGAGATCTACCAGAACGATGGTGTGACGCCGATGGCGATCACCGACTGGAATGCACGCCTCATTAGTGGAAGCGTAACTGTAGATGGCACTCGTGATGAGCGCCGTGCGATGGACTTTACTCTAGACAATACTGACTTCGCACTGAATGAAGACCCATACGGTGGCTTCTGGTACGACAACATCATCAAGGCATTCTGGGGAATTGAGTACTATCATACCGAGAGATCGTCTACGAATGCTTCCACTAATGCTCCCGTCTCGCTGTTGTCAGTGGATGGAACGTTCGAGACAGGTATAATTGGCTGGGATTCCATCGGTGGTGGCACCTTTGCCCAGACGAACGCCTTCGCATACTCCGGCAATTTCTCTGGCGTCATGACGACGGTCGGAACCCCCACGCAGACGACTGCTCGTCCTGGCTTCTCGACAGTCATAAAGAATCAGGTCATCAACATAGCTGGCTGGGTCTTCGCGACTTCGAGCACTCCGAATGCAAGGCTCGCGATTGACTGGTACGACAGATACCTGAATTATCAGTCGACAAGTAGTACGCCTGCCATTACGGTGGCAGCAAACACCTGGACATATATCACGGCCAACTTTACGGTACCGGCTGGGTCTTCGTACGCGCGAGGCGGTCCGTCCATTACTGGCAGCCCTGTCGCGGGCACGGCACTATATCTGGATCAGTTCGCATTTGGCTACTTCAACTCGCCCCTGGCAGCGATGCAGGCGCGACCTACGCTCCGACGCTGGGAGGTGCAGGTAGGCGAGTTCATGGTTGACACGATTGACCAGGATCGCTTTCCGAACACGATCCATATCACGGGACGTGATTACGCGAAGCAGTGCCTGAATTCTGATCTTACTACTTCGCTGGAGTATGGTACTACCTTTTCGGCTGACCAGATCATTCAGGGTCTGGCCGGCAACGCAGGTGTGCGAAAGTTCCGACTGCCTGCAACCGGTCTCTTCTTCGAAGATGCTACTGTATTCCCAGTCGGTACTGCGCGCTGGGCTGTTATGAAGACGATCGCTACGGCAATTGGTTACGAGATTTACTTCACACCAGACGGATACCTGACGATGCGGCCTTTCCAGGACCCAGTTTTGTCGCCGATGGTGTACAGCATTCACAGTGGCTCCGGCGGAACGATGGTCAGTTATAAGAAGACCGGCGATGACTCACTCCTGAAGAACCACATCATCGTGACTGGTGCCACTGTCACGGATGATGCGGGTCTGAGTACGACGGCATATGGCGAGGCAGTTAACACGGATCTGTCCTCCCCTACCAACATCTTCCGCATGAGTGACCGAGTTCTGCCGTTCACCTCAGACCTGCTGACAACCACTGCTGACTGTCAAGCGCTAGCAGATACACTGCTGCGCGTGAATGGCCTCGAAGAGTTTTCGATCGACTTCTCGACCCTCATTCTGCCATGGATCGATGCGAACGACATCATCGAGGTCATTGATCCGAGTGGTAATACCTATATTCCGACGCGATTCCTGCTGAGTTCTTATACGCTGCCGATGAACCTTGGCGCGATGACTGGCACGGCGAAGCGCGTTACAATCGTTGGAACGCCTGCAGTGACGGGAGTGGCGGCATGACAAGCCCAGTAGATGTTCAGGGGATGCCTGCGCCGCCCGACACCAAGGGATTTGATCATCCTTCCACGGCTGCTGCCATCCGAGACATCCTTACAAGGCACATCGAGAAGGTTGGCAACAGTCTCAATCCACCAGCCAAGAAGGGTAGGGTCGTTTCCGTTGACTTCACTAATTACCGTGCTCAGGTCTGGTTTCCGAGTGATACGCAGTCAATCACAGTTAATCTGTTCCCGTCTACCCTGCCCGGAATTTGGGACACAAAGTTTTCTGGCTCTGTCTCTACGTCTACGCAGGGCATCGGTTCGCAGGTCCTTGTCCAATCATTCTTTGGTTCTCTCTACGTTACCGAAATCCTCACTGGCGGCCAATTTGCCAGCGACTGGGCGACTTCTGGTAATCAGACAATTGCCCTCGGTGCAACCGGCGCCCCAGAGTACGTCCGTGGTGCAGACTATACGTTTCGGACGATGTGGACCGGTGATGGAACTCTTCCGAAGTCTGGTGGGCCGTACGCGATCAACATCGGCCCCTTCACTCGTAACTTCGCAGTTGACCAGCGCGCAGGATTTAGCGATCAAAATGACATCTGGGATGGACTGTTTGAAGTAGAGGTAGCGTCGCCGATTGGTACAAACAGATATCGTTTTGGCACTAGTCTTTTTGATCAGGCATTCATGTCTGGTGGTAACTGTTTCAATGGCCCACCAAACGGCTATGGTGGCTCTCAGGATACTTGGTACAAGTTACTGGCAGACTATTACCAGTACGAGAACGCACCGGTCGGTTCGGTTCTGAATGCGCATCAATACTTCGATCTGGCTGGCGTGCCAAACCTGTACGATTGGAATAACAGCGCCGATACGCAGGTGACAGTTACTGCGGTATCAACGCCGATCGATACCGCCTCGTTTGCTGTGGCATCGATGAAGATGCAATCGAACGTCTCGCATGCGGTGCTCAAGGTGGCAGAGGGAGCGACGACGCGTTACTCGGTCGTTCCAAACGCTAGCTATCTGGTGAGTACTAGACTGTACGCGACTGTGACGACAGCTGACTCCCGCATCGGCATTGACTGGTATGACAGCGCTAACACACTTATTAGTACTGTTGCGTCGCCATTGCCGACTAACCTGGTAGCGACTACATGGACCAGTGTTTTTGCTACCTTCTCTGCGCCTGTGAATGCTGCATACTGTAATCCTTACATTCAGATTGCTGGTACTCCGGCAACGACTACTATCTTCTACTGTGGTATCTTCCAGTTCTCTCCTAACGATATGAGTTCACAGAGTGACTACTCGCTCGAGATTGGCATGCGCCAGACGATTCACGGTGCGCCCGGTGTAGACGTTACGACCTCACCTGGTGAGATCTGGATTCGTATCTACCTTGATTTTCTTCAGTTTAACAACAACTCGAATAACGTTCCTTTCGTTGTTCGCTTCAAAAATCTTAACTCCTGGAATTATCCCAAGAGTACGAAGACAGGTCTCGTCGTTTTCGAGTATGACACAGCACCGCCGCTGAACAATGGCATCCTCGGCTACAGCGACGGTAACAACCCCTGGAGTACTACTGGGACCAGTTATCAGTTCCCGACTTCGGCAGCCAGTACGGGTCCGTGGCGTAATCCAGATCTGTTGATCGGACAACGCGGTGCTGCGGTTCTGTCGCACTCTTCAACTGGAAGCACCACAAGTTATATTAGTGGGTTCCTAAAGTGGAGTTCACAGTTTGAGATCGCTGGCATCGGCCGATCGCGGCGTGGCCTCAATGTTGGCAAGGCAATACTCCCATGTCCGACGTCAGGCACGATCAATGTTTACCCTGCTAATATCTTCACGGGCTCGCCATTCGTTACCTGTACCGCGTCGGGCGTGCCACTCGCCGCGAATCAGTCGCTCTGGTGGGGAATCCCACCAGGAGTACTGGCACAGAGTGTGCCGCAGAAGACATATCAGAACGCCGACGCCCGCCTGGTCGGTGGTCTGTTCATCGTCGACAACTTGGCTTGTGCTGGCTACTGGTCGCCGCCAGAGTGGGCTGTCCTCATTGCAATCGTCGACTCCAGTGGATCGACGGCCAAGGTTAATGGGCAGTTCGTCGGTGGAACTGTTGTCCTCGGTGATTCTGGGACGACGACGACTGTTCCGGGCGCCTTATCGGTCGGTAATGAGGTTATTGGTAACGTTACTGTTACCACGGCTGTTGCCAATACTCCAATAAGTTCAACACTGTCTTTTACGATTACTGGTACTGGCACAGAAAATATGCTAACGTCTCCTAATACTAATCTCATGGGTGTAGCTACCGGCTGGAATGGTCTCGGATCTACCAGTGCACTGGTGTGGCTCATGAGGACAACTACAGGTGGAACACTTATTTCGTATAGGATTTACCGAGCCCCGTAAGGAGGTGAACCGTGAAGCATCACGAGCATCTAGCAAGGTCACAGGCGCATCGTGCATTGCTGCTGGTGGAATCCAAGAAGCCAGCAGGTCAGGGAAACTTCCCCGAAGGGGATGACTGGCATACTGTCGATGTCTACATGACCTGCCATACGTCAGGCTGTATTATGGACGGAGTCCATAATCCGGGCAGATGCGCCGACAACGTCGATGGTCTTTTCCGGGCACACTGTGGTCACTGCCAGCAGGAGATACACGATATTGTCGGCCTGTTCGACGACGGTCCGGTCCGACTGGAGCATTGGGACTCGGCTAAACACGGGCCCAAGAAGAAGTAGACCCACGGCAGCCCACGGGTGTATTCTAGCTACCACAAAGCCATCGTAGGACCCGGAGGTTCCCATATGGCGCTCAATGTAAGTCAGCTCGTAAAGGGGCTGGAGCTTCTCAAGGACGAGGCGGTTGACTTTCATGCCGACGGCATCCCGGAGGACGTTGGATTCTGGTGGCACCTCACGCACCTCGAACCGGCCATGTATCGAGGTGCAGTGGTTGCCGTTGCTGCGCTTGCTGGTGCGGCTGGACTGGTTGTCTCAGATCAGAGTACTGGAGCTGTTATTGCTCTTGCTACTGCAGTCGTGGGACTCGTCCAGGCGTTCTGGACTCGCGGTGCAGTCACGGCAAATCAACGTGTCGTTGTCTACAAGCCCGATCCCGTCAACGATCCGAGTCACGTTGCCGCAGGGCTCGCTGTTGCAACCGATGCAGTCGCGGTGGTAAACACTGCTGCGGACACTCCCGCTACACCTCGGCCGATAACTGGCCTACCCCTGTATCTTCCACCACCCCCCAGCATCGGAGGCAAGTGATGCCACTCGCCAGGAACCTCGCCGCTCGCCAGGCGATGGTCCACGCCGTCTATCCGGCGATGACGATCTTCTCCTTTGGAGACCCCAAGCATCAGTCCGAGAGGTCGGACCACAACGCTGATTCGCGTGGTATCTGGCATGCGCTCGACATCATGACCAGGACCGACACGTCCTATGCTGCCGCCGCCCCGATCATCCTGGCGTGGCTGCTCGGCGACGTCACCGACCTACAGTACGTGATTCACGACGACCGGATCTACGGCCGCAATGAGGCCAACGGCTGGAAGGGTGCGCCCTATCAGCCGAACAACCCGAACCGCGACCGGCACAAGGATCACATCCACGTGTCCAGCAAGCACGGCTCGACAGGCAAGAACGCGGCAACCGGGACTGGTTACGACCTGGTTGCCGAAGCGTACATTCCCCCCGTCTCACTCATCGATTTCATGGAGGGCGACATGCCTACTGCTGACGAGATCGCGAAGGCGATCATGGAGTACACACTGCCGGACAAGGGTACGGTCGCACAGTTGCTGGTGCAGCTGCGCGCTCGGACAAACACCGAGGTCAACATCCAGAACCCGCAGATGATCAAGGACCTCGACAAGATCGCGGCGCAGACCGCCCCGGTCGCGCCGCCCACCCCATCAGTCGCGACGCCCCACTCGCCTACGTCGAAGCTCGGCGAATAGGCGGCAGGCAAAGCTAGGAGGCACCGATGACGCCTGCTGAAGGGGCTGCTCCAGACCCAACAGGTGCGTTCCTTCAGTACGGCATCGTCGGTGTCGTCGCGCTCCTCGCGCTCTACGGTCTTGTGAAGCTGTTCAACATGCTTCAGAAGAACAACGAGCGCGAGGTGATGCGCGCCGACCGCGCGGAGGCAGAACTAAAACTCCTGAACGATACCCTCCGCGACAACGTCATCGCCCAGTTGACGCGAGCAACAGATGCAACTGCTCGCGTCCTGGCGTTGTTCGACGAGAGAAGGCCCTGAAGTGGCATGGCGTCGTGGACCAGCACTGGCGGTAGAGGACGATCCGATCGTCATCCATTCGCGGGAGACGAAGGCGCTCCTCGATCACCTCACTGGGCGTCTCGGCGACTTCACAGACAAGCTAGAAGAGATAGCGGCACAAGAAGAACGCAAGGTAGAGAGACGAAAGAAGCATGGGGGGAGTTGAGATGACCGAGCCTATAGAAGTACATGACTCCCAGGCGGCCGAGACGCTTGCCCAGGAAGCGGGTGGCATCAAACAAGAGCTTGCGCAACTCACTGGAATCGTGACAACGCTGGCGGGTGCAATGTCGGCCCAGCTAGCGACCACGACGAAGCGCAGTAAGATTAACTGGTACTCAACTGTTGCGCTGATTATCAGTTTCCTTTTCGATGTTGTACTGACCGGCTACCTGTTTAACGTCGAACAACAGGTACGACACCAGCAGGATATCACTTCGAGCATCGTACTGTGTCCGGTCTGGAATCTAATACTGACCGGCTACCACCCGGAGCTTCGTCCCGCTGGCCCACTTCGCGACCAGTACATCCAGAGCTACCAGGCAATCCTAGCAGGTCGTACGGCCCTCCGCTGCACCGGCAACTTCGCGCCAGTACGCATTCCGAGTCCTACTCCCTCCACGAGTCCGTCAAAGAAGCACCGATAGAAAGGTAATTGCATGCGCAAGTTCTTCGTTGCACTCGTGCTGGCAGCTGGCCTCATCGCAGTGCCAGTGTCCGCCGCCCAGGCGGCTGCGCCCCATGTCGGAGTTATCAGCCCCCACACGGTTATACCGCCGGAAGGCTGCGCCACGGCCACGCGTGGAGGTACCGGCAACGGTCTCTACTCGCGCGTCAAGGAGTCGCCCAGCTGTGGCGAGGTCAACTACAAGGACTACACGCCAAGTGATAACCAGCCTGCAACGTTCAAGCTGATCCAGTACACGTCGGCGACCGGTGGCACTGGGTCTGTGATCGCGTCCGGCTGGCTTGTGCCCGGTGCAGGTGGCTGGCAACGACTCGGCTACGTGACCGGTGGGACCAATCACTGGTTCACCATCACCGTGAACGACTTTCCCATGACGTTCACGATACTGCTGAATTATTGAGGACTCTACTTCCTCTTGATTGAGATTCCCAGTTCACCCTGCTTCATCTCGATTGCAGAGTTCAGCAAGGATTTCTGTTCAAAGGTAAGGGCCGGATCGGCACGGAGGGTATCAAGATCTCCGACGTTGATCCGGCCGTACTTTGTCATTAGTTCTTTGCCGAGGATGTCGGACATCCTGTCACGGTTAATGCTGCGCCGCGACGGCGCCGTTACCTTGATCAGCATACCCTCTTCGGTATACCAGTCGAGGATATCCTCCGCCGCCGCCTTTACTAGGAAGGAATTCTCGATCTCCTCCTTCAGGATACCGAGGGCCTTGATGGAATCCTTGAGATCCAGGTATGCGGCTGCGAGGTCATCCTCCGACATGCCGAGGATGCCGTGGACCCGGTGCTTCAGCAGGGTTATACAGCGCAGCTTGCGCACGCAGTAGCCACAGTTCTCGTTCAGCCGCTCGGGCGTAGCGTCCACGTCCGTGTCGACTACCTGCTGCAGCAGAGTCTTTACCAGTCTCCAGGCGTCGACCAGGTCATCGTACTCGAACAACACCGAGACGGTACCGGAGCGCAGGAAGTCGAACTGCACCCAGATCTTCGTCGCCTCCGGGTGCGCTATCTTGACGGCTAACGCGTAGAGGAGGACCTGCAGCTTCTTCCGCATCTCCTCAGCCGACCACGGAATCCGCTGCGACTTGTAGTCCACAACGCGCCAGGTAGTGTCATCGATCTGATCGAGCCGGTCGATGATGTAGTTGAAGTTGACTTCGCCTTTCTCGCCTTCGTACAGATACGGCACCGGAAAGAAGTGCTTAATCTCTCGAGAGACGACGACGCCCTCTTGGATGTCCTGTAGCATGCCAGTCCGATTAAACCAACCTTGCAGAATCTTTAGGCCGTCGTCCCAGATATCACCACGCGGCGGCTGGCCCGGAAAGAACTTCAGCCAAGCGGAGAACCACAGGAACTCCATCTTATCCCAGTCCCAGTTACCAACAGCCATGTCGACTGGATTGACGAACTCTTCCAGCACAGAGTGCAGACAGCTACCTAGCGTCGCAGCGTCGCCACTGAAGGTGCCCGCGCGGTCAATCATCATCGCCTGGAACTTCGCCGGACATTCCACGAAGGTTTGCAGCGAAGTAGCGCTAATGGTTCTTGGAATCATTTAAACCTCCCCTACGCCGACCACCCCAGATCCCGTGGCGAGCATTGGACCTGGTGGCCCAACTGTCACACTCTGGTATCTTTGTGCAGACGAAGCAAACTGCTATGCCGTCGTCGGCGCTTTCTCCCTTGCGAGGGAAGAAGATATCACGTACATTACCGTTCGCATCTGTCACTAGGGCCTTGCCTGGACAGGCGGCTTCGAGCATCCAGGGTTCGCGAACTACGAAGGGGTTGTCGACTTTGGCGGAAGCGTGAGAACCGCTGGAAGCGAAGGAAATGCCATCCCTGGCTGCACCTTCGGTTCGAGGACAGGGTAGACCGGCAGTTCCACCATGTCCATCTCGGGAGTATCCTTCTCCACAACTGCAGGCGTCTCCGGGCTTTCCGACGGCGAACTCGGGGGGGCTACTTCCTTCGGCTCCGGAGTGGACCCAGTCTCTGACGAGTCGGTCTCGGAGGAGGAGGCACTGACGGTCGCAGACGAGTCCACAGTCGGCGTCGTCACCTCCGTCGCTTTTGGGACGGTCAGATCCACGTCGGTCGGTACCGACTGCGGGCGCAGATCAACAGTGCTTCCGTTGGACGCGAGGGGCGCCTTCACAGAGAAGGCATGCACCTTCCGCGCCTTCGTGAGATCTGGAGCATCCAACTCGCCTGCCCTTTGGAACTGATCAACCGGCCTTACGATCACGAAGGGCTTCCGTTCAATGTTGCGCGGCTCGGCCATGCGCTGGTCCCCTTAAAAGAGTTCTGACTCACCTGTCGTGAGCTTTTCGTGTGCCCTGGCATGATTATGGGGATCAAGCTCCATGCCGATCGAGTTCCGACCGTTTGCTTTTGCTGCACGTACCGTCGACCCGGACCCACTAAAAGGATCGACGATCCAGTCACCAGGATTGGTGGACCATCGGATCAGTTCAGTAAGAAGCGGCACTGGCTTCTCGTGAGGGTGAATGAGATCGCTAGGTCGCAACTGTGGGAACGTCAGAATCCCGGATCGACGGTTGACTCCGTCCGATCTTGGGCGTCGGCCCTTCTTGAGGAACAGGATGAATTCGTACCCCTGGCCCCACGTTTCTAGGTCGCCCATGCCCGGACCGTCCTTGACCCAGACCAATGTAGCACACCGGGCGTACCCGTGACGGCCTAGTTCGTCCGCCACGCCGAGCCAATCCTTCAGGACCTGCTGCGCGGTGAATATGTAGAGGTCGGCGTTATCGGCGGTCCTCGGAAGCAGTTCGTCCATCACCTGGTTGAAGACCTTGATAGCTACTTCTGGCGACTCGTCGTTCGCGATCTTCCGTGCGTTGGCCTTGCCGGCAGCAGTGACGGCCATGTTGCTCTGGTTGTCGACGCCGAACGGTGGATCTGTGATGACACAGTTGATCGTTCCTGGCTTGAACTTCGTGGCCAGCTCTGCGCTGTCGCCCAACCAGATGTCGTGGTACCGGCCGTTCTCGTCATATGGCACTATCGACCGCCGGCTCCTGCAGGATCTTCATCTCTATCAGGTCGAGGTAGATGTCAAGGAGCCGGAGGAAGACGTTACGCTTCTGCGCCAGCATCATGTTGAAGACATCCAGATCCACGATCTCCGACTGGGCGAACTCCTCGGCGTGCTGTCGGCTGTAGGCGAGCACGTCTTCCATCTCGTCGAGGAGATCGTTGAGGGAGTCGCGACCGTTGTTTGCCTGGAGGATTGTTTTGTACTTCTCCGCGCCGTATTCCTTGCGACGCTTGATACGCTCCGCTGCAGCATCGAGCGTCGCCAGCGAGTTGATCGGCGCGACTCCGTTTGCAAGATGCTGCTCGGACATGAAGCGTTGCATCTTGATATTTTCCAGGATCAGGTCATGCATCGATGGACCAGTTCCTGGCTTTGGTGCGGGCTCGCCGTGTTCGAAGTCGGGTTCAGTTCCCATTGGTGACCTCCACCTTGCGGATCAGTGATTCCAGGAACGCCTGCGACCGCGCGAAGACGTCGTCGAGTTCATCGGACTTCATGAAGCTCCAGACCTCAGTGCCGTCGCCGCGTACGCGCCAGCCGACGAGGACGGTCCGGTCATCCTTGTCGTAGACCCACTCGACGGCCATACCGCGAGGATGGAAGACAGCCGTGTTGAGCAGGAATAGCACTCCCTTGTCGCGGAACTCTTCGAAGCTGAAGGTTTCGCTAACAGCTTCTGGCAGCTTTGCCGGTCGAGCTTCGAATCGAGCGATGTCGTGTACTTCGCAGGCCTCGTCGTAGCCGCCGTACATCGCTTGGTAGTGCACCCAGGCGATGCAACCCTCCTCGGAACAGTTGCCAGAGACACCACCACAGCACTTCTTGCTGCCGAGGATGTGCTCGTCGCTGTCCATTATCAGAATGTGCATTGCTACTCCCCTACAGTGAGTTGTCGAATGCCAGGCCCGGCGTCTCGGCGAACTCCGCAAGCACCTTGGTTACATATGCAGGGAAGTCAGCCTCCCGCCACAGCTCGCCCATTGACGGTTCCTGATAGCTTGAGAACTTGATGATGATAGCCGGAACCGTCGTCGGTGTCTGTTCGATGAGGTCAGATCTGATGCGCCGGACGTTCCGGTCGTTCGTGATCAGCGTGCCCTGCAGGGCATCCTCGAGTGCCTTCTGCATGTTCGTTGCGTCGGCGATATGCCGTTGCGATTTCTTCTCGTCGGTCTCGTAGGAGTCGAGCTGTCTCCAGAAGAAGAAGTGCAGACTTACCAAGCCACCGTACGGCAGAATTCCGCCATGTTCCAGCTGGAAGCCCAACTGTTCGCGGACTGCTTCTTGGTAGTTCTTGAGGTCAGGATCGGGCGCAACGAAGGGAATCTTTCGCCCGTTGACGACCTTCCAGCCAATCGGGCCAATGCGCCACGGCTCGGGGTTGAGGTTTAACGCGTACCACTTGATAAAGTTTTCGTCTTTTATCAGCATTTCAGAAGACCCAGGTGGCGACGATGATGATCAGCTTAAGCACCAGCAGCAGTAGTACGATACTGACCGTTCCACCGAGAATGATGCCGATACCGAGGCCAAATTTCTGGCCAGTCACCGACGGCTTAATGTCCGGGTGGAACGGAGACCAGGGCAGTTCCGCGTACTTCTTGACCTTCGGGTCATCTTCGCTGGGCACTATTTTACCTCAATCAGATTGTCGGTATCGGGATCATAGTACCACAACCCATGCCCGCATGTCAACGCGGACTCTAGTTCGCGTCTCGCACCGCGCGATTCGCTCCAGCCGGTCATAAGAATAATCTGGTTACACCGCGTCAAGCAAATCATGGCGGCCGTCATCATCGTCCGCCATAGTTGCTCGGGGTCTAGCTCGTGTTGCTTTTCCAGTGGGATGCCGATGAGTTCGATCTCATGGGGCGATACTACCGTCAGACCGCGTTCACGCAGGCGGGCGCTTGCCTTCCTGAACGTAGGGTAGTTGTACTCCGGCAGGCCGGTCATCCGTCCCGCCAGGTAGAACACTGGCCCCTGCTTCGCCGTCCACGGCTGTGGCAGCCACGGTAGCTTGGTTTTTAAACGCTCGGATGAGCCTTTTAGTTTCACACGGCCAGACGAGGTCGCATCCGATGCAGTAGCCACTTACAACTCCCATTCCGAGTGTACCCTGAACGTGCAGCAGGTCTATCTGATCGAGAACTTCGAGCGCATTGCGGCGTCGCAACTCACTCTTTGCGCGCAGCAGTGTCCAACGGAAGCTTTCACTATCCGCTATCCGCATCTGCAGCTTCTCGACGAAGGCGATCCAGGGATTTCGCGTCACGTCGCCGAGGTCTTCCCAGGGCGGAAGTTCTACTCCCCGCCAGTATCCTTGCGTGCTACGTCGAAAGACGTTGAACCCGGCGCGGGCAAGCTCGGCCGGGTCCAGTTCCTTGAACTCCATCACCCTCCCTTAGAAGACAGCACGGCTTATTGTGATACTGCCTTGCTGCAAACGCGTACGCGTGGTTGCATCGGCAGTCAGCCGGATCGTTATGTCGTACTCACCCTTTGTCCAAGACAAAAGCGATAAGACATTAGATGGTACGACGATGTTCACTGTTTTCGCAGTAGGATCGATCGAGACATAAGGACTCAGATCGATCAGTATTACGCCATCCGGCTCACGCTTATTCTTTACCTTCATCTCAACAGTGTAGAGTGCCAGGTTAACACTCGTATAGGCTACCGGCAACGGCAGACTGTACTTGAAAACCGAACCCTCATCGATTGAGTTGCTCAGGATGAAATCGTATTTCGTAGCCATCTCGCCCCCTTTGTGATCGCCAGCTTAGGGTGAAACGGACGGAAAGCACAACCTAAGCAGCAGGTGTAGTTTCAGCACGAGGGGAAACCCATACCTCGTAACCACCTGGCGCCTCGAACTTCACTGGCGAGGTGGCTCGGACGCGGTCGTTATCATACCTTATCGTAACCATCTCGGACGGTGCGTTTGTCAGCGCATCCAGCAAAAACTTGGGCGTGAAGCGGATGATGCACCGCTCGTGTTCAATTTGGCCGGGCACTTCGAGGACATCGCCGAGCGAGCCGATCTCATGGTTCGTCACGTAGACGGCGATCTCTTCGCGGCCGAGGTACAGTTGGACAATAGGGTTCCGCTCGGAGCCGGTGAATGCGCCAGTCCGCTGAACCCGCTCGATCAGTTCCGACTTTGGAAAGACGACCTCGGTCGTGAATTCCTTGGCGAATACTGGAGCGAGGTTCGGGAAGGCGGTCGTGATGACAACTGTCTTTATCTGGGTGTATGAGTCCGGCATCACGACGAACAGATGTCCATCGAAGCCGACCTTTACATTACCCATTCTGGACGTGAGGGATGCGAGTGTCTTGGCCGGGATAAGAACTGGTTCCCCGAGTGGTATCTCACACGGGACACGAGCGACCCTGTAGCGGTCGGTGGCAACTAGGTGGGTGCCGTTCACCAGCACGCCCGCCATCGGTGCCAGTTCGTTCTTGTCGCCACTGCTAGCCGAAGCCCACTCGACTCGCTGCAGGCGGGCACCGAAGTCGGGCGCGGTAACCAGGTCGATATCGGCGCTGACGTTCCAGTCAGGATACGACATCCCAGTGATCGGGATCAGGTCGCCCTTCATGCGGCCGGAGAGGATCTCTACCTTCTTGCCGTCCTGCTGGAAGGTGATGTTCTTCGATGTCTTTGTCGACATGCCGCCGACCACTGCTGCTAGCAACTGCGAGGGCAGACGCCAGCGGACTGCATCGCCGGTGCACTCCAGTACATCGACGACCTCCAGGTAGAAGAGGGAGGTGTCGGTGGCGCGGACTACGCACTTCGCCTCGGCGGCGGGATCGATGTCAAACACGAGACCCGCCGCCGAGTCGAACGCTGCGCCAACCTTCGCTGGTGCCACTTGGGTGGCTTTTCGGATGACATCTCCGATGGTACCTGTTTCAAAAACAACTCGGGTTGGCACAGGGGCTCTCCTACCTAGAACAGGGGCTGTTGCGCCGGGTCGTGGTCCTCGTAGATATCGATCACCGAATCGACCAGCAGGAACTCCTCGATGTAGAACTTCATCTCACGGATGCTGGCGTCGAGGTCCGCCTGCGGACGGTGCACCTTCACCCAGGCGGCCTCCTCTTCCTTCAGGTGTGCGGCGATCTTCGGGTTGAGAACGACGCACCACTCCTTGACCGAGGAGACGTCGCGCTGCCGGTAGTCGAAGAAGTCGTGCAGGATCGGCATGTGCTTGGCCAGGAACGATCGATCGAACTGGACCGAGCTTCCACACATCGGCGGCTTCCTCGGCCACGCCCAGTCGACGCGGCCGAGGAATTCGTTGATGAAGCCGAGGATCGCCTGCTCGCAGTGCTCCGGCCAGAAGTTATGCGAGGCTTCCGAGAGGCCGAGCTGCTTGATATCCTCCGTCAGGCCTGACTTGTAGTGCATGTCCTTGACGAACTGGCTCGCTCGGCCAATCGCAGACAGGGTATTCGGCAGCACGCACATGACGAGCGTCGTGTACCGCGCCAGCTCCAACAGGTTCTGGTTGGTGATCCGGATGCCGACTTCCAGGATGATGTCATCGTCCGGATCGAGGCCGGTCGTCTCGATGTCGATCCAGAATAGCGGCGTCTCGCCGGGCAGCAGGCGACGCGTGATACTACTTACTACTGGTTCCATTGCTGGCCTCCGGTTTGTAGCTACCTTCTTCGAGGTAGCGAGCGATCTCTGACTTCGGCACGCGCCAGATGCCGTCCACGTTCTTGCCGCGAAGATTACCGGCCCGCAGTTTTACGCGAACCGTCTCCTCGTTGAGGCTGAGGATCAGCGCGATCTCGGCGACGACGTACTGTCGCTCGATCGGCTTGTCATCACCTGCTAGCTCTTCCCCCATTGTATACCTACCTTCGGAACTTTATGTTGACAGGCGCAACCTCTGCCTGGAATATTGCAGTTCTTGTGCATGTTGACCAGGTTCGCGTAGCCCATAGGCGAGATGCCCATAGGTTCGCCTGCCTCGATGATTACCCTTGTATCTCCAGCCTCGCGGCACGGCTTGCAGATCACTTGGCTCTCCATGTCGTCGGAAGTTGAATGTACGCCTCGATTCGCGCGATGGCGTCCTGAAGCTCCTTTATGTCTTCCTCGAGGGCGTTGATTTTCTTGCCGGTGGTCACGGATGGCCAGTCGAGTGCGTAGCACAGGGTGATTATCATTACTGCTAATGCGCCGATCTGCCAGATCACACTTCCTCCTTCTCCCTCAGCGCGGCCAACAACTTTCGCATCAGCGCGGTGCCGCCGATCACCTTGTCGAACGTTATCTTCTTCGATCGCAGGATCGCCTCGACTCGAGACTCGACGGTCCCCTTGGCAATGAACTCGAAGATCTGGACGGGTTGGGTAGTCGAGGCGCCGATCCGGTGCATGCGGTCAACACACTGCTGATTCAGGCCCGGGACGAACAGCTTGTCTACGAAGAAGCCTACCTTTGCTGCGGTCATATTGAGACCCACGCCAGCCACGGATGACTGGCACAGGATTACCGCACCGCCTGGTATTGCGGCCCAGCGTTTGACTAGTGCTTGCCGCTCGCCCACCGGCACATCTCCATTCAGCGAAAGCGACAGGATGCTGACTTCCATGCAGCGCAGTCGCAGTGCTTCGAGGACGCCTCGGAACTGGGAGAACAGAACTACCTTCTCGCCAGCGTCAACCTTCTCCAGTAGCCGGGCGACGACCGCATCTAGCTTGTAACTGTCATCACCGAAGCCGAGGGTGAACGGCGTTCCGCAGATCTGCTTCAGCCGCAGGAACTGCGTGAGTGCATTACTGACTTCAGTATCGATGCCGCCCGGATCTACAGACTCGAGCCGAAGTTCTTCTTCTATCTGGTCATACAGGTAGCGCTGCTTAGGATGCAGGTCCACCTTCACCTGGATGTACTGTACCTCGGGCAGATCTAGGACATCCTTTTTGAGTCGACGAATCATCACCTTGTCGAGGATGGCCTGTAGTTCCTTTTGATTCTTCACCGACATTACCTGTCGGTTATTCCAGCCGCCGAATACGCAGTAGCGGTTCATAAAGGCGTGGTACGACTTGAAGCTAGATGGTGCCACCTTGTTCAGCAGCGGCCACAACTCGCCGACGTGGTTCAGCAGTGGTGTGCCAGTCAGCAGGAAGGACCGCTCGTCCTTCAGGCTAAGGCATGCCTTCGTTCGCTGTGACGAGTGGTTCTTGATGTAGTGCGCCTCGTCGAAGATGCCAACTCGGATGGCGAGCGAGTTCAGCTCGACCAGGTGTGGCTTTACCTGCTCGTAGTTCATGATCAGGATCTTCGTGCCGATCCACGACGCGAACTCGGCTATCTGCAACGATCGACCAGCGCCAGTCAGCGTTCGTAGCTTTCCGGTTTTCGGGTTGATGTCCTGACCGAGAAGCATGTACGGCAAGGTTGTAAACTTGTCGATCTCGTCAGCCCAGTTGTCCCGCAGTGACGTCGGACAGATGACTACCGCCGTCGACGGCGCCCCGGACATCTTAATATCGGCAATGAAGGCCGCTAGCGCCTGTAGAGACTTTCCGAGCCCCATGTCGTCTGCGAGGATGATACTTCGCATCCGACACATCTCTCGTACGCCGTCAATCTGGTGGTCGTAGAAGTCGACATCATCCAGCAACTCCGGAGCCATCGATTTCCGAGGCGCTGGGGTCATCAGTGAACTCCTCCACGTTTTCGGTGACGATGTGCTGCAGTAGTGCTGGCCAGTTACGCTTCCGCTTTGCGATATCGGCGCGCGCCTCTTCCTCGGTTGCCCAGGTACGCGTCCTGCCGTCAGCTCGAAATCCTGGCGAATCGTCCCAGTTCGCCATTATAACTTTCCAGGTGTGAAACTTGCCATCCTCGTCCCGTGAATATCTGGCATTATGCGGAATCAGGAGGTACTTCATCGCTGTACGAGCGGTATATCAGTCGCGTGCTTGATGAGTTCACGCCCCAGTGCCATCGATCCGTGATAGTCAGAGATAAACGTGGCACAGAGGTTTGCGTCCATATCCTGCGCCGTCGCACCCACTAGCGAGAAAATAACAGTCGCCGTTTTGTTACCCTCGAGAAGTCTGGCGATCACGTGCACCTCGCGAGCCAGGATGAACTGGCTCGCGAGCGGGAAGCCGTCGATGACTGGTACCTTCGTCGGCTCAGTGGTTGGCAAGCCAACGGCGGGCGTGGATGCGCTGGATGGAACACCGGCGGGGACAATCAATCCAGACTTCGTTCGATTTGGCTCCATCGTTGTACCCCCGGTAGTAATCAGCTATTTCGTCTTGGCTGCTGCCATCTGGAATAGTGGCAACAGTATTATTGATGGCGTCGGTGTAACCTTTACGTCTGACTGCGCTCCAGTCTTTCTTGGAGGCCAGGATGTCGACGTACTCCTGATAGCAGCAGGGTGGTCCCGCATGTGGTGCAGGATCATTACCCATATTTTCATCTTCCAGGTTCTTCGCATTACTCTCCCCTACCGGCGGGCTAGGGAAAGCTCAGTCGGGAAGCTCTTCAGTTAGTTCAATCCTGGTGATTTCACCGTCTGCGCTTATCTTCAAGCCAGGGCCATATACGTCTCCCGTGAACGGGTCGCGTGTCTGGTTTATCTTCTCGCCACTCGACATGTCGGCTGGCAGGTGTTCAGTAATGTCGAACGCCTTCTGTCTAGGAGTCAGCTTTCCCAAAGCGCTCCCCCAAGAGGCAGACCGGGCACTTGAGCCCCGATTCCATCCGAGCTTCCAGGCTAGGGAAGTACGTGCTGCACTTGTTGCACTCCACGGACGGATCACCCGGCTGGATGGAGGAGACGTTGTATCGCAGCATCTGCTCCACCGACGACTCCTCGATCTCCGGACCCTCCACCTTTGCAACTTCCTCGGTCGCAGCCTCTTCGCTGCCGACGAACTTGGAGATATCCAGCTCGTCGTGCAGTGGGTTGCCGCAGCAGGAACAGATGCCGTGCTTGTAGCGGAGTACCGCGTGCAGTTGTCCAGCCCAATAGGTTGGCAGCATCAGCTTCTTGTTGCCGACGCAGATGTTGAACATACGCATCAGCGTATGCATCTGCTCCGGCTTCAGACTCTCGAACAGGCTGTGTACCGATAAACCCATTTCGGTGGCCTGTGCCATCGCACGCTGCTGCATCTCCGCCTGTATCTCGGGCGTGATGAACCGGAAGCCCGGTGGCGGCTCTGGCAGCTCGTTGTCCTCATCGGACATGATTTGTCTCCTTAGAGAGGGCGACCCGGCCCCCTAGAGATAGGGTCGGGTCGCCCAGTATCGGCTGCCTAGAAAGGCAGGTCGTCGTTGCCGTCGCGACCGCCAGCAGGCGTCGCGATTGGCGCCATCATCGCCGGTGCTGGTGTCGCGGGGACGGCCACGGGGGCCGTTGTAACGACTGCTCCGGCGATCGTGGCGCCCGGCGGGGCCGTCACGACGGTCGGAGTTACAGCAACGGGAGCAGCGACACCCGGCGTCCAGGTGGTTGCCGCCGCGATGCCAGAAACGTCCGGAGCACCGTCCATCTTGAGCAGCGGCGGTTCGCGCAGGTAGTCGGCGATCGTCTTCGCCTGCTCCGAGAAGGCACCCCAGGTCGACATCTCGGTGTCCGTGAACTTCGCGAGCACCGGGACGTGGAAGGTGTTCGTGCCACGCTTCTGTGCGAGCAAGGTCGCCTTGCCGATCACCGAGAAGGCCGGCTTCCTGGCCCGCATGATGCTGGCGAAGAACGCCTTCGAGGCCTGCATCGACGACCGCTGGAATGTCATGACTGCCATGTTGATGCAGTCGTCCGACGTCGCGCCGTACAGGACCGGGATCGAGTGCTGCTCGGTGCACCACGGCTTCTTGCCGCCGACCGGGTCGCTGCCCCAGTCCTTGAGAACGCAGGAGGAGCACGGGACCACCGGCCGTCCGAACTCTGGCGAGGCCGGGAAGTCAGCGGGGTTCAGTTTGGCTGCGCCCCAGGGGAAGTTCTGGACGTCCTTCGGCTGGCCGACGGTCGGGAAGCCGAGTTCGAAGTTTGTCGCCTTGCACAGCGGCTGCGAATCGTCCGTTACGGTCGGGTGCCACAGCACTCGCTGCTTGATCAGTGCCAGCGGGATGAAGAAGATCTCCTTGAATGTCTCGCCGGTCAGCGAGTCCTTGAAGACGCCATCCGCGTGCTCGATCGTGACCCGCGCCAGCTTCATATCGCTGACGGTGAAGTCTTCCAGGCCACCGTAGAGGTCGCCGTACGCGCCAGCCGCTTCGATTTCAGTACTCGTCATTCTGTGGTTCCCCTCAGTTTTACAGATTTGCCGGATTTGCGTGTGTTGCAGTGTTGCATGTTACGGGATCGTGCACAAGGCCAGCGGTTGGCCTAGAAAGGCGTCGCAGCCACGGCCACCTCATGCTGGGTGTTTGCGTCCTTGACGGCTCCAAGGAAATGGAACCAGCCACCGAGGCTCTCGATTCGCGCGATGGCCGTCTTATGTGCCACCTTATGCCCGGATAGGACGGCCACGTGTCGGTCGAGTTCCTCCTGGACGCCAAGGATGAACTCGTTTAACTCTCGTACCTGCGGGTCGACAGCGACAGCCGCCTTCACCTTCCGATCGATCGCTGCCTGCGACACCTTCTCGTCGACCTTGGTCGCATCGACCGTAACCAGCACGGCGATCTCTTCCTCGCGCCACACGAGGAGGGCCCTGTTTCGACGAAGACGGCTGGCCGCCCCGGCGATCTCGATCTCCGTGTTGGCGATCTCGATGTTCAGGTTGAGCGCGTCTGCGTGCGTCTTCTCGGCGCCGAACTGGTCGGCGTAGGCGAGTGACTGATACATGTTCGTCATGTGTCCATCCTAGTCGGCCCTAGGTACCCACGTCAAACGTGAACGGCTATCAATTGTTATCGGTTATTCTTGATCTGATAGTACTTCGTCTCGACGAGATCCAGCGCTAGATCACGATCAGTACTTGTACAGCGAAGCTTGTTTACTCCGTGGTCGTTGCGCCAGTACAGTTCATCGAGGTCATCGCCTTCGATCGGGCCACGGTCAAGTTCGGCGACACCTGGCGCAGCCTCCACCTCTGGCCTCTCTGCTGGATGAGTACCGATATACGTTGTGGCCGTCGCCATGTAGAGTGTCACTCTTCCGGCAGCTCTTCGAAGCGCTCCTCGACGAAGCCGATCAGCTCCATCGCCTTGTGCTTCAGCGAATAGACGTCGTCACGTGACAGCCCCATCAGGGCTGCACGAGTGACAACTGCATCGCTGACGACGATGCCCTTCATTGCCTCGATGACGGCGATGTCTGGATCTGCAGACGGCTCGGCTGGTGTGGTCATCTCGTATCCTTCGATGAGGTGGTTCCAGTCTCCACGCGCACACTGCGCGACGAAGTTGGCGAATTCTCTGTTGGTGGCGACGAACATGCCACCCTGCGTCTTCATGAAGATGAGTGGATGTATCCAGTCCGGCACAGACGTATCCCTGCCTACCTGGATACATTCACTACTGCCGACCGAGTAGTCTGCCTTCTCCCACTTGATAGTCATCGCATCCTCTTCTTTGGCGGACCGGAGTTCTTCTTTATCGGCGGCAGGGCGATGTCCTTCTTCGCCGATCGAAGAATACTGGTACCGTTCTCTTCGGCTATCTGATCAGCGATCTCACTTTCATCGCGTTCCTTCTGTTCTCTGACTTCGGTACGCTTAGCGTACTCGTACCAGTAAGGCTCGTCGATGACGCCGCGACTGGGACTCGCACCCTCCCATCCTTTAGCAGAGATGTGGACGTGACTCTCGCGAGGGGTCGTCGCATCAATTGGACCCCATGGAGCCATCTTTCCACCCCTCAGACTTTCTGCATACTTAATCATATCATCTAGCGGACTCCCGGCCTCACTCGACCACTCGATGCGTGCGTGTGGTGAGACGAATTCTGCTCTCAGTAGGCTGGCTCGCATTTCCGCATCGGCTACGTCCTCGAATGTCTTCTTGAAGCCAGGAACTATGGGAAAACTAGCCTTGAGCGCAGTGTAGAAGTCTGAGCCAGCCTTGGCGAAGCTGTCGAGAAATTCAGTGAACGTCTCAGGAGCTTCCGACTTCTCCTCATAGTCCCCCTCGATCGGGACTGACAGCTCCATCATCCAGTCGATGGGCTTATGGCCCGCTAGAAGGTAGACGTTGTCAAGAGTAATTCGCATAGTCGGACACCTTGAATCCTTGTCGCTTCGCCCACGATACGAAGTCGCGCTGCGATACCCGCCAGATCGGCTCCTTGTGCTCGCCTACGTTCACCGCTCGCATCTGTCGGCGCATCGGCATCCCAGGCGTAACTCCTGTGTACCAGAGATGGTTCCGCATGAGCGAAGTCATGTCCACCTGGATCATCGAACAGATCTGCTCCAGGGTGAACAGGAACAGTAACGGTGGCAGTCCTATCCTACCACGCTCCTCGTCGCTGTCAAGTGATGCCATTTCATACGAACCTAGGAGCTGTCGCGCCAGCGATCGAGCGGTTCTGTGCGAGGCCGATGAACTTGACGAACAGCACCGGCTTGTCGGTTACCTCGGCGACGCCGGCCTTGCCCCAGCGGATCAGTACCTCGCGAACTGCGCCGGCCGATGGCTGGTCGAGCGGATCGACCATCAGGGAGATATTCGTCGGTGTCGCATCGTCCCACGGGCAGAAGCCAAGCGAGGCGAGTCGACAGACGGCCTCGACATTTATATCGAGACTCCCTCTCGCTCGCCGTTCAGTGTCGTTGCTGGCGTACCGCTTGTGCGGGACCTTCGGTCCCTTGACCAGGTCGTGCTTGCGCATGAAGAGATCAAGGTAGTCGGTGAGGTGCTCCGAGCTGGCCAGCTCCTCTAGGATTGCATATCCACCAGCCCACAGTTCCACGACCGGTCCCCCGTCGTGGAAGATGAACGACGCTGGTGGCAGCCGCAACAGCTGCCGTCCGGTAGCCGCCTCGATCGCCGGGCCGATCTCCTGAACAACGGTGGCAGGCGTTATGGTCTCCCAGCCAGTGTCATCCAGCACCAGGGCGTTCCCGGCCGCGTCCACCTCCTGCGGCTCCAGGGACGCCTTCATGGCGCGCACCTCCCGGAACATCTCGTGACACCAGCACATACAGCGCACCTTGGTGCCACGCTGGAAGTCGTACTCGCCCAGGCATGGTTTGCGTAGCGCACCTCCCGGCGAGAGCTGTGGCGCTCCTTCGTGACCGCCCACCTGACAGAGCCCGGTGGTGTACGTGCTTACCTTTGGCACCTTTACATCAGTTGTCATATCTTCTCCTAGTCTATCTCGCCGACGATGCGAAGCGTATCCATCGGCACTTCGATATAGATAGCCGTGGTGTCCCCGCTCGCGTGACCGAGCCAGTTCTGGACTGCTTTCGCGTCCCGCGTCTTGGCGTAGGCGAGGGTAGCGAATGTGGCACGAAGATCGTGCGATGCGATCGGTCGCGAGATTCCGGCAGCTACGCCCATCTGAGTGATGATGGCTCTCGCGTGTCGATCCGAGTACTCGATCATCGGAGCCTTGGGATCGATGAAGATCTTGTCCAGATAGACAGGCAGGATCAGTTCTTGTGCCTTTTTGGTGAACGGGACGACACGAACCTTGGAGCCTTTACCCCAGATGCGCAGCGTTTTGTCGTGCATGTCGATGTCGCGCGGACGAAGCGTAAGTACTTCGCACATCCGCATTCCCTCAAAGCCAAGGCAACCAACAAGCGCCCGGTGTTGATCGCTCTTGCAGACGCCAAGAAGTGCACGAAGATCTCGAATTCCTCCAGGGAGAGGATGTGGGATTGCCTTCGCCGGCACCGGAAGTGTGATGTCCTGGAGGATATCACCACACCCCATCACTTTCCCCATCAGACGAGCGGATGACAAGCGACGGAGCAATGTCTTGGGTTCCAGTGTCATCCGCTTCGAGATCAGCCACGCTGCTGCTTCGCTCGGGAAGTCCTTCAGCGGTAGGGATGTCAGCCCCGTTTCGCGAAAGAAACTCCGCATGTCCCCCGTATATGCTCGGATCGTGTCGTTCGAGCGCCCCCTTTCCAAACACCACCGTCGGAGCATGTCGATAGAATCTGAGTCCAGGGTTTCCATCTTCGAGAATCCCATCCTTCGTTAAGCGATCATTTTCACGCGACTGGGGTTCAGCCAGATCGAGTGCCAGGATAATTGCCTGTCGGAACACTGCTAACTCTTCCACGGTCATGTCCGACAGGTTTATGGTGTACTGCTTCGTAGAGTTTTTCATCGACTGGAACATCACCAGTACCGACGAGGTGGGCCACTCGCCCTCTGGTGGTGGCGTAAAGACAGTGATGGACTGATTCTCCGTCCGCACCCACAGAAGTCGGTTCAGACGGCTGAAGACACTGTCGGTTACCTTAGGTCGACGAACTGGCATCAGATATCCTCGCTCATCTGGCGTCGTAGCTCGCGGACGTTCTCGCGAGTGACAGACTTGAGACCAGGTGCATCGTGGCTCTCGCGGTTCCAGTCGGGGTCCAACTTGAGGCAATCGTCACACAGCCACATTATTGTCCTGTTCTTGACGATCTTCGCACCCCGGCCGATCGGTACGAAGACTGCCCTCTTGACTATGAGCAGTTCACGCTCTGTCGGCTTGTGGCACTTGCCGCATTTGTAGTCTGTATAGCTGGGCATCTCGTTACTCCCCTGGTGTTCTGGATATCTCAGACGACGGGGATGTGTTCGCCCATGAATGCAGGCTCTTCCTTGGTATAACAGAACAGACAGGTGTCCCGCGTAGCACGCAGGTACAGCATCGCCTTGTACGCGTTGCTCTCGCGATCACCTGTCGCGATTAATCGCGTCATCTTATCCGTGTCGCCATAGTTGTGATTAGATGATATACACTTATCTGGCCTTGAACGAATCTTCGCTTCCACAGACGCAGGTAGTGTACTGATGATTAACTGTGCCTGGTTCTGAACTATCTGAAGGTGCGACACGTCGGTGACTTCAGGCAGGAAGAGAATCGCACCCGGCATCGTGGCTATCTCGATCGATCTCCAAGGTGTAACCTTGAAAGAGTAGTCGTTATAGCGATCCACTGCTTCTGGAAACTTTATCGTGCTGTCCTTGATCCCTTCTAGAATCTGACCAAAGATGGGCACCATAACATTCAGTGGTTTGCTTCTGGTATTAAAGCAAGCATAGTACTGCGTGATCAAAGTACGCTGGCCAAGCGCCACAGTCCATTCTTCACACAGGAGTCCCTTAGTACACGCACACTTCACGCCATACACTGGCACGCTGTAACCGATGAGTTCTTCGAACGTGAAGCGATGAACAGCACGACCAGGCCTGACAGGTCGTGCTGGGCGTGGCAGTTTCACTGGACTTTCCACGAGGCGCTCTATCTCCCTATCAAGCTTCAGTAGCTTCTTGTCTAGTTCAACTATCTTAGCCTTCAGGGCATCGCCGAGAAGTGTGTCCTCCTTCTCGTAGGCCGCGCCCATCTCCTTGTAGTTCTTTTCCTTGAGATCTTTCACGTGATGCCGCTCGGCCAGCTTATGCTCAATTTCAGTCGGGATCCGCATTGAAGCAGAAGCGGGGGGATCTTTTGCCCAGGGATCGTCTACCGGGTGCATCTCCATCTCGCGATCAGCCGGATCGATATCCAGAGGATCAGGTCTAACTACTCGCATGACGCCGTCCTCGTCGATGCGGTAGCCAAGAGTCTTCAGCATTAGCGCGAAACCAGCGACCTGCATGCCGACGGTATCGGCGCGCTTCAGGAGTGCCTTGTACTCGGGAGATTCCTTCTTGCCCTCGACGTACATCTTATCCAACTTTGGACGCATGCTATCCAGAAGACTACGCTGCGACAGGATGACCATCTTGAGGCGCGATATCTCACCCTCAAGTGCTGACATTCCGCTGATCACGTCGCGCCCTCCAAATCAATGCAGACGCTTCAAGCGGCGTCATGAGAAGTTTGTCTCGGTGCTCCACCATGTCCTCCCAGGCGATGAGTCCGGAAGTGAACAGCACGGTGATGGCTCGTCGTTCATCGTCTTCAGCTTCTTGGCGGCCTTTGTCCACTGGCAGGTCGACCAGCTCGCCTCGCGCTTTCGGCTGTACTCGTGGCGCAGGGATCACATGCTGGATCACGGGTACAGCCGAAAGCGGGGCACGCGTAGGCCGCTCGTCTACCGGCACCGCAACCACGACTGGTTCGGGCACTGGCTTCGGTGCGGCTTTTTTTGGCACAGGTTTCTTTGGGGGTTTGCCGCATTCGCACGGCGCCAGCCCGCAGATGAAGCAGGCCATGTCGGGGGCTACGCGGGGCATGGGGCCATCCTAGCGGGTACTATGGGCCGTGTCAACTAGCATCTGCTTCATGACTACCTCTAGGCTAACCCATACCCATATCGTCTTTAGGAGTAATCTCGTGTGGTGTAGCATGGCGACTGCTATCGATCACCCCTGGCGTCCAAAAGTGAGCGATCGGCATCGGTCCAACATACTGACGACAGGTGCATGGGATCTTCTCGATGTAGTCACCCTTCTTGGACGAGTAGACACTCTCGAGATCGATATCATGGCAGATGCCCGTCGCAGGATCGTGATTAGCCAGGTGGTGGCCACAGCCACAGATCGGCTCGGGTGCTTTCTTGCTCTCGCGGCGGTCATGGATGAAATCGACCACCTTGTCACCGACGAGCCAGGCACCGATAAGTATTTCGAAGATCATGACGGTAGTACCTCCTTCCCATAAAGCAGCTCTCGAACCTCCGACTCGCGGTAACGGCGGTGACCGCCGAGCGTGCGAATGGCGCTGAGCTTGCCTGCCTTCGCCCACCGAGTGACTGTCTTGGGGTCGACGCGGAACATCGACGCCACCTCGGCAGGCGTCAGCAGCGGCTCTGGTTTCTCCATTCGGTTACCCTTTCCAGGGACCAGGCGCCAGGGCGCGGTTGATGCAGTCAGGCCGGTCGTTGCAGTACCTCACATTGAGGGTTGTCTTGATGAAGGGGTCCTCGATGAGGGGGTGCGACTTGTGCGCGACTGATATCTTTGCGTCGGGACGCATTCCATTACAGACCATGCATCTCCACGTCAGACCTTCCGGCTTTTCCTTCCCCTTCCGGCGGCCGACCTTTTTGACGTCCATCCAGTAGCCGTCCCGGTCGAATTCGAGACCACCACAGGAGCAGCGAGAGACAAAGTTCTTGCCATCCTGGGCGCGCGTGATCCGCTGGTGCCACCCGAGTCGACAGCGGATGACGTCCAGAAAGGTGCGCGGCTCATGGTACCAGTCGCGGCTACTCTCTTCGAAGACGATCGGCTGCTTGATTGTCATGCGATCACCTTTCTGATCTCATCTTCGGTGGCGTTGAACATTCCCGCCACCTCGCCAACATCCATCATCGTCATCGCGTACTTGATGGCGCCGACCTCCTTGGCCGACCAGACTCGCGGGATCGGCGTGCCCAGCGAAGAGGGACGCGTGGTCCGCTTCGCCGGTGTGGCCTTGACCGGCTTCGGCTCGACGGCGCCGGGCAGCAGATCTCGGCTGTCATCGTTCAGCAGGTGCGGCTGTAGCATCCGATAGCCTGGCGTCGGCGCGTAGGGGATCTCGCCCTGTCGCATCCTCCACCGTCGCTGCGCCTCGCGTAGCACGTCCTGCTGCTGCATCCTCGGGACACAGTGGTTCCAGATGCTGATGCATTCAGCCATCGTCACACATATGGCCCGGACCGCATCGCCTTCGTAGGTCCAGAACATCTTTCCGGCATGCAGTGCATCGATCGCGTCGTCCAGGGTGTCCCACATCTTCTCGCTGCCCGATTTCCCGGACGGTACGCGAGACCGAAGGTACGGTGCCGGGCAGGTGTGACGAGCAACAGCATTACGCGCTGCCTCTTCAGAAACCTCAGAAGTGGCCAGCGCGTAGCAGTCATCTCGCTCGGTGCACAGGTACATCCACTGCGTGATCACCCGCTCGCCGATGCGGCAATAGCTTACCGTGATGCCGCGCGGCGGCAGCGGGATGATGTCAGCGACGATGCCGGGGAACGCGGTCATGCCGCCTCCTTGAATTCCGAGAGGGGTAGTGGGTCTTGGACCCAGACGTAGAGCCGTACCCAGATCGACGTGCTGCGATCGGAGATGATATCGTGGCAAGTGTCACAGTAGTCACCAACCACCTTAGCGTCGTCGTTCAGGTTCCCATATAGGCGCCACCGACCAGGAGCTGGCACGAAGACAACGCGCGGGCCCCCGAGTGATGGCACCCGATCGATCGTCTGGCCAGGGCACGCCGACGTTGAGCAGTTGCTGAACTTGTCCAGGATTATGCGCTTACTCATCTGTAGATCACCACTGTCTTCTTCCAGCGTGGCCACTCTTTCGGCGGCACCCAGTCGTAAACGATATCGATGCCAGCATCGCACTTATCGTGGTGCCGCATGCCCCAGAAGTCACCGCTGCTCATCTGGTGTATCGAGTCACCATCGTTGCCGATCTCGTAGGCGACGTCGGCGATGGAATCTGGCCGGACTGGCAGGCAGCTGGCCGTCATCGTACAGACGCGCATCATCACGTCCACCTTGCCATTGAGAGTACGCAGCACTGAGCTGTCAGTCTCGAGCCGGAAGCCGGTGATAACCCAGTGCGGAAGCGATCCGTCCAAGAAGGCGTTTACCCGAAACGAGAAGATTACGCCTGGCATGAACGGGCTCAGGTCCGTCAGCGACGGATGGGCCGGTGGCTTCGGCATGGTCTCTCCTTACCTCAATGTAGTTGGCCGAGTTGCCCATTATCGCCCGTGCCTCTGGCGACATCCATGACCTATCGAGTAGGTCATCTGCAGGAGGCACGGGTAACCCTCTGGCGGCCCGTCGCCGGGCATAGTCATCCAGGTCCATTTACACCTCTTCCGGATCTGCCGCGATATGACGATGCCCCAGGTTCGAGTGGTCGATCCGATCGTGATACGTGATCGCCTGACCCTCGGTCAACGAGTTAGTCAGGTCGACAGCCAGACCATGTCGGTCAACCAGGTGTTGACGCACTGTCGTCTCCAGCGGTCGCAGCTTGCGAACGATGACGCGGCTGTTTTTGCGTGGCGGCACGATCGATGGTGCGTCGAGAATCCACGAGTTGGTGATTACCTCGCTGCCCCCACGAGTCCGAATGATGATCGCCAGGTCGCTAATTGCTTCTACGCGGCCCTGTACCACCTCGTGATCATCACCGTCTTCCCGCATGACATTGATCGCCACCACCTTCTTGAAGAAGGGTGCGAGGGTGGTGCCGTTCGCCTTGAAGCGGTCATTTGTCATGTTACTCCGATCGGGTCAGGTTCTTCTGAAGGAATTCGATGAGCTTCGTGATGTCTTCCTGCCTGCGCAGGATCACGGTGTCCATGCCTACCTTGGCGGTGGCGTTACTGTCGATGCCGCCGCCAAGGAGGGTTACCTTGTTCTTGCGACACCAGGTGATCTCCCGGGTGATGATCTCCTTCTCCTCGGTGCTGTTCTCGGCTGGCAGGCCACCGTCACTGAAATAGAAGATGATCCGATCGGTAGCGTCCGCCTGCATCACAGACTTGCGTGCGTACTCAAGTGCATGCCCGTCCAGGTTCGCCTGAAGCGACGATAGGCCGACCAGCTTTTCGCGGCCCTTGTCGTTCCACGGCTCGTGCATCTCTTTGACCGGCATGATATACATCCAGTACTTGCCATACTCCTCGAACCTTGACCTGGGAGCGTTATCGTCCAGGTTTGTCGACGAGGCGGAGTGGCCGAACACTGAGAACGGGATACCCAGGCGATGCAGAATCTCAGCCATTGCCATTGTATATCTTTTGATCTTTTCCATGTTCTCATCGCCCATGCTGCCAGAGCAGTCAACGACGATGGTCACGGCGTACGAGTGCTTCTTCGGCAAAGCCTTCTTGCCAAACAGGCGAGGGTCACCGGTTGGTGCTCGCCTACCCAGGACACGGGCATTGACACGGCCCGACTTTCGATTGGAGTCGATCTTCGTCATGGCGTTGGCTTCGAAGAACCGACGAGCCAGCAACGTCGGCCGTGCCAGCAATGCAGGCGACGGCATGTAGCGCTCGATGCTCCTGTAAGGACTTGATTGCCAGCCGACGTCCGTGCATGGGTAGGGGAGCTTATTGAGGCCCAACACGCCGTAGGCAGCCTCGTCGAAATGAATCCGCTGCGCGATGGCCAACGTCAGGGCATCGAGGGCATCCCCGCCTAGTGGGTGACCATCTTCGCCGCCACCCATGACGCCGTAGAGGTCCTCGCCAGCCATATCCTCCAGTAGTTTGTGGATGATGACGCGTCCTAGGGCCGTCGCTGCGTCGTCGGGGGTGCCGTGACCTAGGGTCGGGCCGTCCGACGTCCCTACGGGCCCGCTAGGGCCGTCTACGGGCCCGTCGGGCGCATCGTCCGCATCGGGGTCGGGCCCGTCCGACGCGGCCGGGCGCTCTTCGCTATCGGGTACTCCGTCGTCTGGACTGAAGTCGTCACGTCTCCGCTCGGACGTAGGGTCCGCGTCCGCCACATCGAGATCTTCCTCCGACGACCGTTCAGCCCAGGCGGGGTCACTCCCAGCAGGTGCGTCGTCGAGTGGCGTGCTTTCTTCGTACCGTGCTGGGCCTGCGTCAATCCAGCCGCCACGGACTCTATCGCCCTCGTCGGCTTCGCCCGGTAGTGATTCAGCAGTTCCGTCAGCGTCGGAGTCCTCATCCGCGTCTGAGTTCCCCAGGATCTCGTCGCCAGGATCGCCTCGGTCGTCAGGTCCATCTCCGGATTCGTCAGGATCTGCTTCTGGACCGCGATGATCCACTTCATCTGATCCTTCAGCTGCTGAAGGTATAACTGGTGCCACGCCATCAGGCTCTTCCGACTCTTTGGCGGATGCGCTCCCGGGTCCGGCGGATTCTCCATCTCCCGAATCAGTATCACCGTCACCTGGTTCAGGTTCTCCTGGAGTTCCGTCATCGTCAGGAGTCTCGGCTCCGGTGCCCTCAGATATCCCGTCAGGTCCGGCTTCACTTTCACGCCCGGTAGCTCGGTCATCTACATCTCCATCTTCTCTATCTGGTACGTCAGAATCCGACGCACTTCCCGAACTTCCCCCAGCAGGCGGTTCTCCTCCCGGATCAGGCTTAGTCGTTGATCCGTCGTCGCTCTCCGCTGGAGTTGCAGCACCCGTCCCCGCACCGCCGCCAGCTGATCCTCCAGATTCAGGAGGTCCGCTTCCAGCGCCTGAATCGTCGGGCTCTTCTCCGGTACCGTCGGCTCCATCGTCGCCAGCAGAGTCGTCTTCATCCCCCGCAGCATCTTCCGCAGCATCCCCATCATCAGGGTCGTCTCCATCTTCCTTGGAAAGTTCCGGCTTGACGCACTTCTCGACGATGCAGAAGCCATACTTTTGTGCGACGAGCCAGATCTTGATCACGATCTCGAAGGTTTCGTCAACGTTCGCCGCCGTGCGAACCGACCCAGTCAGCGCGACGATCTCGGGGTGCCGCAGCATCTCCATCGCCTCGTCGGCCAGGAACGCTGACGCGTCGTAGCCACTGGCTTCGAAGTACAGGCCGACCATGAATTGTGCATCGAGCGGCTGATCGCGCCAGTGGCACATCTCGCCAGTCATCAGGCTCTCGGAGCCATCGATCAGCATGCGGTCCATGTTGATCGCAAAGATTTTTCGCAGGCCGGGGCGTACCTCGAATGTCCGCTCGTTTACCCGAGCATCCTCGAGGGCGTTGAGCATCATGCCGGTGAACGGCGTCAGCAGGTTTGCCAGGCCCATGGTGGCCCTGTTGCTGTCCAACTTCGTCAGCATCGGCGCGTAATGTTCGCAGTCTTCGTGGTGCCACTCTTCAAAGATGCGGTGCCACAGAGCCAGCGAGTACTCGTTGTAATCAGCAAGCGTGCCCCAGAGGATGTGCGACACCTCGTGGAACAGGTAGAAGTTGATGACCTCTCGGAGATTGCACGCCTTGCAGGTCAGCTTGCCATTAGCAGCGCGCTTTCCACACTCGGACCGCTTCGAGTGGACCTCCTTGCTGGCGAGGGCCAGCGGCGGTGTGATGAAGATCGTGTTACCGTCTGTCCGGGTAGGACCGGCCGTCACCTGTACCTGGAGGCGGGCGTTGCCCGTCATGGCGCGAGCATACGTGCGTAGCTGCGGGATCATGTGCTCGAACGCCTGGACAGCATTCCAGGCGTCCTTGGTGTCGATCTTAACTCTGGTCCGGGCCATCTGGCACCTCCTTTCAGACGGTATCGATCACGGTTTCTTCTAGGCCGAACTGGGCTGCCAGTTGCTTGTCCATCAGCTCCGCTGCCGACGCGTCCAGGCGCTGCTTCAGGTCGATGAACCGCTCGATCACGAACTGGTGCGCGGGCGGGAACACGGGCTCGTCAGCGCCAGATGTGCCCCAGAAAACTCCGGCATTGGGGCGCATCTCGTACGGGTCCAACCCAGCCACGATCGCAATCAGGCCGTCGATCTCGTCGGCCGTCAGGTCGTTGAAGAACTGGTCGAGGATCTGCGCCTTTGGCATCGGGAACCTGGGCATTACGCCACCTCAAAGTGAGAGGAAATGACGCCGGACACAGCGTCCAGCTCGGACGGGTCGAGCGCATCGGTCAGTGCGTGCCGGTACGCCTTGGTCGGCTCGAAGTAGCAGAGCATGCCGGCGACCTTGATGTTATGCGCCGGCCCCCAGGTGGTACTGATCGATCCATCCTCGGACAGTTTTCGCAGTTCCTTAGTGGCGCCCATGATGCCATCAAGCTGCTTCGGCTTAATGGGCCAGCCCTCAGAGATGCACCGCTGCTGGATGATGGCTCGCTCGATCTCCGGCGGCGGATAGTCGAAGGCCATGTGTGCGAGACGCCGCATATCTGCGTCACCGATCGTGGTCGTTCCCACGTTTCTCGGGTCCCAGACCGGGTTCATGGCCATCATCAGCCAGCAGTCAAGGTGACGATCGAGGTACTCGCCTTTATGCATCGTCATGATGAGTCGCTTGCCATTGTCCGTCAGTGGCCGGAGGAACTGCCACACCTCGGGTGGGCCAGTGTTTGGCTCGTCCAGCAGAATGATGCCAGGATTCATGAAGGCGGTCGGCATCTGACCATAGTGGAACTTCGTCTCGCCCTTCTCGAAGTGCGTGGTACCCGCCAGCTCGTCCACGTCAGTGCGAGCTGTGATTGACAGCCGGTGAAACGGCAGTTGCATCATCCAGGCGAGGTGTCGCGCGAACTCTGTCTTGCCAGTACCGCCAGCTCCCCAGAACGCAGGAGTCGCGTCCACCTTCATCATCATCACAGCCATCGTGAAGAGGTTGGCACCGTGGTCGGCGTACTCCTCCGGGTGTTCCTTGTCTCCAGTCTGCGGTACCAGGTGGCGCAGTTGCTGCGGCATGATGAAGCTGCCGTCACTGCCTTTCGCGTCCCAGTCGTAGATTGGCAGGAACAGGTCATCGGCATATCCGGACGGATCGACGATCCGTCGCCACGCCCGGATTCCTCGCGCTGCCGCCTTCGAGCCGATGCTATCGCCACGCTCGTTCGGCCAGACCCTGGGATCAACCAGGTTGACCATTCCGTCTAGGTATTCTTTCGCGAGGTCAACCTTGCCGAAGGTGGACAAGTAGATCGGGTTTAGCTGGAACGCGTTCATTGTTGCTGCAGTCTTCGAGTTATCGGTGGCGAAGCGTCCACACTCGAGATCGTAGCGGCGGGCAAGGCCGCCGAGCAGCAGATTGCCACTGGCGCGGCACAGACCGAGATTCCAACCGGTCGCCCGCTTGACCACTTCGGGGCGGACGTAGTGTACGCAGGTGCCGCAGCCGCGAATGGTCGGAGGAGTGGTGCCAGCGTCGGGGGCCGTCGGGTCGGCATCGAAGCCGACGTCAGCCAGTGAGACGGTATCAGCAAATCCGAACGACTTGAACGCCTCAACCGGCAGGCCGTACTTGTCACACTTCTTGGCCGTGTCACGCATCGACGCACTCGCTGCCTCGGTGGGCTGCAGAGGCATAACGAGCGGTAGCAACTTCCGACCACAGACGGGGCCGCCAATTACCTCACCAAACACGGGCGTCTGATTCTCCGGCTTGATCATCGAAGGGCAGTTCAGGCAGGTACGGCCGGTCGCGCCTGCGGAGCTTGGGGTTGCAGTCGTAGCCATGATGACCTCTCGTTATCTGTCGCTTCGCGTTCATTGTAGCATGCACTACACACACGAAGCTAACGGCACGACGCGTCACGCGGCGACCGTTACGGAATCGTTATAATCTAGAACCTTTCACATACCGTCAGAACACCATAAACGGCGGCAGCGTCACGCCACCACTCGGTGCCCGTGTCGGCAGCTTCACGGTCGGCAGCAGGTTCATCCTGCCGGTCAGGTCAGCGCCTGACGCCGCGATGATGCCTGTCTCCAGGATTGGAGTACTAGGATCAGGCGCTATCACGACGACGCCTGGTGATGAGCCAGGCTTCTCGCGGTACTCATGGTGCATATACCACTCAGTCCAGAACGCCAGTATCTTGATGATTGGCATGACCAGTTCCTGCTGAATCTCGCCAGCCCGGTTCAGGTCATCGTCGCATAGGTAGGCGACGAGGCGAGTAGCCGACATGCCGACCGCCAGCTTGGTGCAACCTTCTCGCTCGCACATGATTCTGCGAGCCTGAAGGAATCGTTCCATCTGGTTCGGATCGACGTCGTTGATCGTGTGTGCCTTGGAGAGGCGGAAGCCGTAGTCCCGAGAGTAAAGCTTGACCTGCTTGTTGGCTGACGGACTGAATACCATGTGGCTCGCCTATCTCGGTGTGGGCTCTAAGTCCTTTGTACAGGACGTGCTGGCCGTGGTGAAGTTTGTCAGCAGGCTCATGTACCTGTCGGCCGGTCCCGACAGTCCATTGTCGAGCTGCTGCAACTTGTTGGTGGCAGCAATTATCCCTTTTTGATCACCCTGAATCAAGGCAAGCTCGCCAGCACTAAGTGCGTCCATGGCTGACGTAGAGACGTTGATGATGTCGTGCACAGCCGGGGCTAGCTTGTTTAGCAGCATGATGGCACCCAGGCACGACTGAGGGATGGTCGCGATGCTCACTGGCGTTGGAACAGGCAGCGGGGGCTGCGTGACTGTGACGGTCACGGTCTTTGTTACCGGGTAGGTTGTCACGCTGTGCGTACTTCCGACCGACGCGCCGATGAAGTAGAATGCCAGTCCCAAGGCCGCACGCAAGGCTATACGTCCGACGCCTGGGGACAGCATTAGCCGTCGCTGCCTCGGAAAGATAGGGCGAGGAAACTCTATGGTCTCTGGTTCCATGATGAGTGGCTCCCGAAGTTAGGGTGGGCGGTGCGCTGTAGATGACCTCGACAGCGCACCGCCCG